CCTCATAGGGATTGTCTGCACCGCCGTAATAAGACGGGTGCTCAACATTCTTTTTAATTTCGTCAAGTGTTTGCATCAATAACCTCCTTGTTTTTTTTAATAGGCTTATAAACATCTGCCAACCGAGGATGACGGCCACAGCAGCCACGACCTTCTGGGCAGAACGGATACTTCGGATTAGCCTCGCAAGAAGGAACCATCCAGTTTGCTACTTCAGGACAAACCTGTGCAACTTCCTTCTTCATTTCTGTAAACATCTCACGGATTTCTTTTTGAGCCCTAGAACAAAGTCGAAGATGACTCATCTCAATCAAAGCACGAGCGTTCATCGTAATGTAAAACTCTGTACAGCAAGCGTTCGGAAGAACCGCACGGGCGTCTTCGTATGCTTTTTCTCCAGTCTTCCCTTGTTTTGCTTGAGAATAAACAAACCGATTATACGATTGTCTTACATCAAATGCGGCTCTCAAAAACTCAACGGCAGTATATGGATTTTTTAAAAAAGAATCTGGAACAACCATCTTAAATTCTTTTTCAATAAAATCCTTAAATTTTTTATTAAACTCGTTTTTTAGATTTTCGTCCAAAGAGACAACTGCGCATAGCTTTCTTAAATGAACAAAACGATAATCGATATTTGAGTAAAGCCATTCGCAAATACTTTTTACATCTCGTTCTGCGGAATATGTTACTCTATGTCCATTATCACAATTATTCAGAACCTTTTTATCATAAGGAGTTTTACAGTATTTTGAAAACACATCCCTGACAGCACGAACAACATCTTCACTTCCAGACACATCAAACGTATAATATTTTCCACACTTGTCATTAGGTCTGTAGCTAATATGGCCATCGCCATCAACAATTCCACGAATAAAATTTCTTAACAAATTTTCATCGCTACTAAGCATCTCGATAATCTTGTCGATATTCAGTTTACATGTTTTTCTTGGAGTGATTCCCATGTTAATTAAGTCATTACAAATAGTCTCATCTTGGACTTGAATTTTAATCCCCTTATTGCCATGTCCATCTTTGTTGAGTTTTCCGTTATATTTAATTTGAGAAATAATATTCTGCAATAAATAACGTTGCTCGACATGTTGAGTAATATTTAAATTATGACGACCATCTTTGTGCGTTGCGATATTTCCATCGGTTGCAATAAGGCCAAGAATGTACGCTTTAATTGGAGTATCAATATTTTTAAAATAATCTTTGTGAATCTGTTTTGATTCGGATAAAGTTCTCGGCTTTTGTTGTTGTTTAATGCATCCTTGAACGACTCTTTTGGCGATCCCATAAAAATCACCAATATCAGCAGTCGAATACCCGTCGTTATATAGTTTTATAATGTTATTTTTTTGATACTCCGACAAATCATTGTAGCTTTTTGTATTTAATGCATCAATTTTCAAATCAGGGATAACAGTATTCCCATACGGGACATACCTCTGACTCATTACAGACATGCTAATATGTCGATGGCGACTAATCTGTGCCAAAAGTGCTCGGCTTACATCTTTGACGTAAAACGTAAAATTGATGTGCTCAAGCACAGAATAGTGACCGCTTGCCTTACATCCCTTGGCAATCTTATAATCGTCAGTCATTGAAGAATCGTAACAAATACTCGCAGCTTCCTCCACAATATCTAAAGGATTCTTATCACTTGTAGGAACAACTCGCTGTGTGTACGCGATCAAATCAACAGTCATTCAACTCTCCTTAATATTCGTCCTGCCAGTTTTCAGGAATGTCACTCTCGTCAATTACAATACAATTCCTGGGTGCAACATTCGTTGTGTACTTTCCGTCTTGAACTTTAATCATTACGTTCATAATTGAGACAACTTCATGAATGCTCCAAAGAACTCCGCGACCTTTTCGAGTTCTAGCTCTAAGCACCGTATCGCCAACATGAATCTCTCTATTAAGAATATCGGTTACCATTTAATCCTCCTTCACTTTAGAAGTGCAAATTTAAACCAATCTGGAAAATTGGATACTGAAATCCCATATTTGATAAGGCAAAACAGCAACCACAGCACAATCATGATTCCGACCGCAATAAGATAATCCTTAAAAATCTTAATGAAAGCGATCCACATCTTAATCCTGTCTCTCATTTACTTCACCTCTTTCAATCAACTCATCAACAGTAACCTCTCCACAGAGAACCTGTTTAAGTTGCTCTTCTGACAACTGATATGTAATCGGCTCTCCACACTCGACAGGATATCGAGCCAAAGTTCTATAATATTCTGCAAGGGCTCGTTCCTTACGACCCTGCTCACGATGGTCAATACCAATCATATCGCCCCACCTCCTTCCTCAAGTTTTTCGCTTTTACCAGTCACGACATACACATCATCTTCGAGATCTTCTTTGAGAATTTTTACGATGCTAAATAATTGTGGAAATGGATCACCTTTATCTGTACATACAAGATAATAAGTATCCGTCTCCCATATAACATCATAAAAATACCCTTTTTGCATTAAAATGAATTGATTCATGCACTCCACACAATAACAAGCATGATAGTTCGTCCTGAAGTACATCTGCTTCATTAGGGCTCCTTGTAGGGTTCCATATCACCCTTCCAAATCTGGAAATAAGGATGTGCATCAATGCCGTAGACCTGACCCTTCATGCCGGTACTGGTAATCTTGTAAGGCTTTCCGTCCTCAAGGCTATTGATAAAGTCCTGATATTGCGGACTCATCTTGAAGAAATCTTTCTTACCCTGAATCCTCTTTACCTTAATAGTGACCACATCACCAATCTTGGGTTCCCACTCTTCAACCGGCATTCCAGCCAGAAAGTCGGGTCCACCAGCCTTCTTGATTCGCCGGGCAAGGATTCGTGCTTTACGCTGCTCTCTGCGCCGGTCTTCTCGGTTCATTGAATTACTCATATTCTGTTCCTTTCAGCTTATCAAAGTAGGGATCGCCGTCTTGCTTCTCTAATAAGTTGAGCTCCCCGGCGGAGCCTACAGAATACAAACGAAAATTTTTAAAAATCTCAGCACCTTTAATAGTGGCTAGAGATGTAATTATGTAGAGTATATTGTGTTCTTCTGTGCCATCCGTAAGTTGAACTTCAAGTCGTTCTTTCTTTGGGATGGCTAGTTTTCGGAAGTCATTCAAATAAAACCGCCTTCTTCCAATTTCTTTACAATCTGTTTGTTTACATTGATTGGAAGACGTGGATTTGTTAGCTGTGCAGGAGACACAATGTTAATATAGAAATATGGAGAAAATTTCTCCTCCAAATCCTCATATACTGCCGCAAACTCGCTAAAACCAAAGCGATCTTCCGTTATAATGTACTCCCAAATTGCGGACATTCGGCTACTTTTATATGGTTTCCACAAACGGCTACTTTTATATGGTCCCCACCAATACCCTTTACTATCAAAATGGCAGTTTGCCTTAATGATCTGCATAACCTTTTTACGAGTTTTCTTTGACATGTTTCTCATATGATTCCTTCTTGTTTTGCTTTCTTCGAGACGGTTAGCTCTCTGAAGTCGTTCATTTTGGCATTATGTATGCTTTCTCATTTTTTCGATAGCAATCAAAAATACGTGCGATAATATCGTAGCATTTACTCTCAGAGTTATAGCTGCCAAGAACAATTCCACGCTCACCCATGCCCTGCCTTGCATAAACATTAAGGCTTGCGGTATCAATGATTGCCATGCGATCAAGATTTATAATTTCTCCGCCTTGCGTTAAAAGTAGCATTTTATTCCTCCGGCATTACAAAACCAACACGACTCTCGCAAAGAGCGATGTTAATCTTTTGAATTACTTCTTTTGCTCGTTCTACTGTTTTATATTTACCCAGTTTCATCCACACATTTTCACCAAAGGTATACGCTCTGATTACTGTTGATTCATCTACAATATGGATTCCAAAACATTTACTGGTATCAACAACTCCGGTTTGATACTGCGTCAAGATAAACATTACAAAACCTCACAAATTAGCAAGCTGGGCAGGAGACAAGATATCTGGAATGTCCCATTCTTCTTCCGATTTTCCGTTGTAAATTCCGTAGAAATATCCATCAGACGGTACATAGACGATTCGTTGCCAGTCATTCATTCCGTGTGACTCCTTTGGCTCAAAATCACGAGTCAAAATTCTGCGTCCGTCACTGCTATAAGCGAATGCCTTTGTAGGCACCTCGATACATTTGTTATCCAGAATCCGAAGAATGTGCTTGATTGTCTTTTTAGAAAGATTCATCTTCATCCTCCACTTTCATCCATCCACATCCCGGAATGTAATCCGCTTCCCAGTAATCTCTTGCCACGAAGATGAACCGTTCGCCCTCTTCGTTAACCACTCCAATGACAAGTACCTCTTTGCCAGCAACATAGCAAAAATTCCCTTCTCCTTTTGGAGTCTTCTTGAGATTGTTCTTAACTTCATTGATATAACGGCTTATAAGCTTGGATGACAAATCTACATTGCATTCTTGCCCATTTTTGCCCATCCAATGAAAGGAATCTTTTAACTTATTTTTAGGCATGATTCACTCCATCTTTGCTCCACACATCGGGCAAAATGGCGTTTTGAGGCCACACGGATTCACCTCTCTACATTCTGGGTTCGAGCAACGAGTTGCTGGTTCACACCATGAGTTTTCCCCGGCACAGCTCACATAGGAGCCTGGAATTTCCTCCCAGTGTGCCACCGGCCGCAACGCTTCCGGGTCGATAGTTGGAGTGTTCCGCAAAGTTCGTAAAGCTGCGTTACAAATCTGCCTACTAAAACTCATTTCATACGTGTTACTTGTTATAGGATTTTTACAAAGAAGATTTAAGCAAGATTCAAATTCCTTTTCAGCCTTATTTGAGTCAATCAATCTAACATCAGCCATAAGACACCTCATTCTTGTCATCTCTAAATCTTACAAAGGTCGGGAATTGCAGGGACTCAAGGCCGGTCTTTTTGTCCATCGTGACCTCTTTATACTTACACTCCACAATTTTTCCGATATAATCATCAGGATTTGCCCACACGGCAGCTCTCGTTGCGTCATCAAATCCAGAGCCCACTCGAAGTTCGTTGCCCTTGTAGTCCACAACTAGGGCACCCATCGTACCAGCCAGCCGATTCTGTCCTTCCTCGATTGCAGTAATGCGGAGGTCAACCGTGTAGAAACGCTTGATTTTAAGACAACCAGTATGACGCTTACGCTGATAAGGAACATTGGTGTTCAACATCAAACCCTCCCAATCATGTGCCACAGCATAATCAAGCCACTTCGGAATCACACTCTGGTCAGTACCTTCGTATACCATTGGAACAATTTCGATGTTTTCAAGATTCTTACGAGCAATCTCCGCACGAAGACAATTTAGCCATTTCCGGCGGGTTTGATACTGGACAGCACACTTTCCACAGTCAAACTCTACAACAGGAATTACATCAAAAATCACAAATTTAATTCCAGTCTTGTTCTTGCTGTCAGAATTAAGTAGGCCAGTGCCGAAACGAAACGCCTCTCCGTCCGACATTCCTTCAGGGTTCTTATAAATGAGTTCGCCATCAAACACCAAAGAATCTCGCCTCTCCACACCTCCATCATATAGAGCGAGCAGATCATTCTTAATATGGTCGAGTCCTTCAAACTTCTGCGCTTGACGAGAAATTAAATCTCCACGATACATTGTGCCCCTATTGCCGTTCATCTTCTGGCTCAGACTGAACCAGATGCCGGGTTTCAACTTCACCTTATCAATTGGGTATCCCTGCTGAACTTCCCAGACAGGAATAATTTCCTCGCCGTATACCTTATTGATAGTAGCAGCTTCCACACCAATCGGCAGATTCTTGGTAAACAGCCGCTTTAGAAACTCTTTGTGCTCAGGATTTTTATGTAAATAGTTCTGGATTGTTGCTATGGATGCGTCAGATCCTGTATTGTGACCAGCACCCATAATATAAAGGTATCCACAGCTGAGATACTGGATATCAATCTCAGGCTTGGTACTCACCTGCTTATTGATTTTCGTATCCGACAGGCCAGTTACGATTGTCGGATCAAGCAAGAATCGGAAGAATGCCATCAGCTCGTCAGCTTCAGCACCAAAATCCTTTCGTGCATCCAGCAAAATGCGGGTCTTGTCTGTCTTCTTCTTCGTGCTCTGCAATGCCTTTACCATCGCATCGAGTTTACCTATGAGTTCCTTATCTGTCATAAAGCCTCCTTGCGTATCCTGTGTTATATAGTTATAATGAATAAAGAAAGGCTTGCCATTACGAGCAAGCCATTTCTTCCTCGTATCCTGTATTATATAGCTAAAGAGAGAATTTTAAGCCTCCGAGGTGGAGACTTTTTATAGCTATATTATACAGGATACTCATATAATTGTCAATGCTTTTCTGAAAATTCTTTCCGTAAAAATTCCTTCAAGAACGTCCGCTTGTATGGAACTCTCGAAGTCTTTACCGCCCGATCAAGAGCATGAGTTTCAGCACAAATCACACAATACTTCTTAGCACGAGTGATGGCCGTATAAAGCCATTCCCTCGTCAACATCAAGTATGCAGAGTTGTCCATACCGACAATCACATACGGAGCTTCGCTGCCCTGCAGTTTATGACAACTCAAAGCATAAGCGAGTTCAAGCGTTGCCCAGATGTTGTTCCCACCAAAATAATGAGGGATGAAGATTGTGCCCCACTGGTCAAAGTCAACCAGAATAAAACTGCCTTCAATCTTTCGAATGATGCCACGGTTGCCGTTAAACACCGGACACTTCTCTTCTTTTTTCTTTGTCTTGAGATTGTATGTGTGAAGCTCATAGTTATTCTTGTTGATAATGACCTGATCTCCCTCGCGCAGAGTGTACACTCTGTCCTTCCCATCACCATAGATGGAGATCTTCGCTTCGGTCTGACCACGACTCGGATTCACAATTTCCTGAATAGCATTATTTACCTCGTAGGTGCAGATGCTGCCACGGAGCTTCTGCGGAAGTACAATCTGAATCTTTGCGCTGTCATTCCCTACCTTATTATATAAGGTACGGTATTGATTGATGATGTGGTTAAACGACTCGCCTGCATCCTTGTAGATATCTAGCTCCAAATCACGCAGCTCACCACGAATCTCATTACCAGCCCAACCGTAAGGAACCAACTGCGTGGCATTACGAACCTTGATGCTCTCTGTGATAATCGCTGACTTAGCAGCCTGACGGTGAATCTTCGTCAAGCGAGCAACCGGAACAACCTTGGAGGCAAGCATATCCTTGAAGATGTTGCACATACCAATACTCTCAAGCTGGCCGTCATCACCAATCATGATAAATCGCTTACCAGTTTCGATTGCTTGAATCAAATCGTAAAATAATTTAGCGCCAACCATAGAGGTTTCATCCAGAATGATGATATCCTCCTCTAAAGGATTGTTTTTGTTATGGGCAAAACCACCGTTCTCGATGTCATATCCAAGGAGTCGATGAATCGTCTTTCCATCCTGACCAGTAATCTCCTGCATACGAGCGGCAGCACGGCCAGAGAGTGCAGTCTGTGCAAAAGACTTACCACGAAGAACCTTTAGGACACCAGCGACAACGGTACTTTTACCAGTGTTGCCTGTGACACAAATTCTTCCATTATATCTTGTCAGAAACATATGAGACGGAACAGTAAAACAATACTTATATCCATCGCTTGAACGAACAATATCAATATCGCTTTTACTGCCTTTTGTCATAAGAGAAACTTTTCCATTCGAGTGTTGCACAATATGAACATTATACTCTTTGACCATTTTACCGTGCCGTTCAATATTTGATTCATATACAACAGAACGATAACCACAAGAAGAAAATGCGAACTGAATAAAATCTGCCGTTTCTTTAATCAGTGTACTAAAATCTTTCCGTCTCCCCTCTTTCACATGGCCGTCCCAATTTAGAATCTCATCGCAAATCACCTCTAGCTGATGATGATTACAGTTATACCAATACGAAGTAAATCTTTTTTCTTTTCTTGGAGCGTAAAAGACAAAGTTCGAATATTCCAAGTCTTTTGGATTCCACTGATGCTCATCAAAGTATCTACCACTTTCCGAAAGAAGTCTTCTCATGCGAAGTTTCTTTCGCTCTTTTTTTACGTTTACTCTACACCAAGCTGATTTATGATCCTTCAAAAACGATCCATCGCAAATAACAGCACACATTAGTCTAATATCAGCATCGCTCAAATCGATTCCTGGGCCATCATAATTGAACGTTGTTATAAAATGTCCGTTAAACCCAGACTTTCGTTTAACATTTCTTTGATACAACTCCCACATTGGGATTTTAGCTAAATTGTTTTTACTGGTCAAGTAAACAACATTATGCTCTGCACTCAATAGTTGATTGATACTACCCGACTTGTTTTTCATGTGATATAGATATTCACATTTGAATTTTACATATTTCTCAGGCTCAACAAGCGTTGTAGTCCCATTTTCATTATATTGAAGAACTTTGTCGCCCTTAACATAATCTTTTATTTTTTTCCATTGGACACCATTAAAGAACTCCATCTCTGCATCGAGGCATCCTCCGTAGCCTGTCAAGATACAGACATTACTAGAGCATACCTTTTTAATAGCATCTCTCTGCTCCTCAGTGTACTCGATGCCGAGAGCACGTTCCGCCTCGTCGATTGCAGCATCCATATTTCGACCAATCGGCTCGACAGGTGCATCTGCCAGACGCTTGATTTCCTTTGCAATCTCATTTTCCAGATTCCACACTCTGGTCAAAGCAAATTCCTGACGATCATCACTCCACCAAAGCGTTTCACGGACATCGTGCAGATGGAAAAGTGCTCTCTTGATAACCTCTTGGTCACCCTCATCCAAGCCAAGTTCCTTAATGCAACTATTGATTGTCTGGTTTGCCGGGATGATAGAATTGCCTTCTTCGGCACGATCAGCAAGAAAATGCATGACGTAAGCTTCAATTCGGAACTGAGAGTTTGGCTTCAATCCCATATTCAAAGCAAGAGCGTCAGCTTTCTTCCATCCAATCCCATATACATCGTCAATCAGAACATAAGGATTCTCTTCAATTTTCTTCACAAGAGTGTCTGCACCGTGATATTGATGAACAAGTTTTCCGATTGCACTTGGAGTCAAACCATACTCAATCAGCTTCGTGTATGCTTCGCTGTTATCAATGTTATTTTCAAAGGCATCGATAATTTTCTGTGCTCGACCTTCTGTGATACCACTAACAGTGCAAAGAGACTTGATATCACCGTTCTTGATGATTTCATACGGATTATCAAATGCTTCGTAAAGCATCTCAAACTGATGTTCTGTCAAGATAAAATGAAGAAAGCTTTTCTGTTCTTCTGGGTCAGTAATCTCTTGGAACTCGTTCATATAGACGATTTTATACTGGTCCCCAAACTTTTCATGGTGAACATACTCACCACAGAACGAATAAGTCTTATCCATATCAAGGCTAGGGACGTTGCCTTTCAGTCGGAGGTCACTGTATCGGCTCATAATGGGGTTCCCCTGCTTGACTTTTACCACCTCGGCAGAGAAAGTGGCGAAGCCGCCGGGCTCCACCTCCTTCCCATCTTTCGGATAAAAGACTCGTTTTATCCTGATGTAACAACGGATCATATTTTCATTAAATTTTTTATCTGCCACTTTATAATCCTCTTATTCGTGCTGATTTTAGTTATCGTTCTTCAAAACCGGGTACAATCTTTGCAATATATTCAGTTTCGGAGCCCTGTGGAAATGCAAGGCTGAGACTACCAGAAACCGTCTGGCTATCTAATGGATATGCGTCAATATCATTCATCGCCACACTTGCAGCATCAATTTGATTTTCAGCATGAACAATTAAATATCCACATTGCTCCCACTTTACTGGAACTTTATAGAGCGCCATACTCATCCTCCTTACGCTATCTCTCTATCATGCAACCACTGCTTGTAAGGTTTGAAGTTGCTTGCAATAACGTGCGATTCATCTTCCTTCTTTCCAAGCACAGCTACCTGACTTCCCTTTACAATCAAATCCTGATAATCTGACAAGACTCTCGGCCATACGGTCAGCTCAATGATACCATCGCCAGAATACAGATTTACAAATGCAAACTGCATACCAGTCTTCGTTTTCTTCTTCTGAATCTTTGCGATAATACCAACCAGTACACAAGAATCACCTTCTTCGATTTCAGAGAAATCCTTGATATAAGCAAATGCCTTCTCGAAAGGATTCGGGTTACTGATAAAGGTCTGCAAAGTCTGGAACTCCCAAAGTTCTTCATCTTGTAGATATTTCGTGGTCTGCTCGGCCATATACGCTTCTTTCTTTTTCAGCTTCTCGGTTTCATGTACGACACGGCGCTTTTCATTATAGATCCGCAGGACGGTTTCTTTGTCAACCTTCTTACAAACCTTATAATGCTCTGTATCAATATCCCACTTACTCAGCAAAACTGCCTTGGTAGGAAGTGTACTGACTGGCTTAAACTCAGATTGTTCCAAACCGCTGGCAATGTACTTTTCCAAGAATATTCGTTTGTTCTTTGTAGGAATCGCACCGGATTTAACCAATGCAATAATCTGCGCTTTCGTTGCACGAACACGACTCGTGAAATCTTCAAGCCCTTTGAATTTTCCATTTTTATCTCGTTCTGCAATGATAGTTTCAGCAAGTGTATTGCCAATACCACCGATAGCAGACAAGCCAAATAGGATTTTACCATTTGACACAGTAAAATCCATGCCGGAACGATTGATACTCGGCGGAAGAATCTGAATATCAAAGCTGCGTGCATCCACCATAATCTTGTTGACCTTGCCAACCTTTGCTTTATTTAGGTTCAACATAGCCTTAAAGAATGCAAGCGGATGGTGTTTTTTTAAGTATGCGGTTTGAAGGCAGATAACGGCATACGCCTGAGAATGGCTGGCGTTGAAACCATAGCCGCCCTTCGTTGACAACTCGTTGCAAATGTACTCGGCGGTCGCTTTATCGTATCCATTCGCAATAATCTCATCATGAAGAAGTTCGACTTCTTCCTTGACTTTCTCAGGTTTCTTCTTTGCCAAACACTTACGCATTCTATCAGCACCAGCATCGTTTCGACCGCCAAAGACCTTCGTGAGCTTCATGCTCTGTTCCTGATAGATGTTCACGCCATAGGTACTGCGGAAAATTGGTTCCATATCAGGATGGAAGTAGTGAATATGTTCAGGATGATACTTGCAATCAACGTATGTAGGAATCGACGGCATTGCATCAGGACGATAAAGAGCAATCAGAGCAGACAACTCTTCAATCGACCTAGGCTGAAGCTGCGCAACCAGATCTTTCATGCCAGACGATTCAATCTGGAATAGATTGTCTGTCTTACCGGAACAAATCAAATCGTAAGTTGCCTTGTCGTTCTCGAACTCTGGATTGTTGATATCAATTTCCCAGTCTGGAATATTATCCTCACGCTTCGCTTCATCAATAGCGACCAGTGACGCAACACCAAGGATATCAAATTTGACAAGTCCAATCTTCTCATCCATCACTTTATCAACAGAGATAACATGTTCTCCGTCAGTGCCGTGCCGGATGCCGATATACTCATAATAAGGATGTCGGCAGACAATAACACCGCCAGCATGGATACCATATCCTCGTGGGCGACCATTGATATGACTTGCGATATCAAGTAGTTCCTTATACTTCGGATTTTCAGCCACTTCCGGGTTGGTTTCAAGACAATCCTTCCATGTCTTTTGAACAAACTTCTCACTGATTTTTCTTATTTCAGCATACGGAAAGCCGAGAACTTTACCAACGTCTTGAATCGAAGTGACCGGAGTAGTGTACACGATGTTCATAACTTGAACTACTCGATCTTCTCCATACTTCTGAGTCAAATACTCAACAACTTTCGCACGGTCGCTAACATCTACGTCAACGTCAGGAAGGTCTTTTCGTTCAATGGTAAGGAACCGTCCGAAATCAAGCTCATACTTGATGGAATCGAGCTGCGTAATACCAATCAGATAGCACACGAGTGAACCGGCAGCAGAGCCTCGCCCTGGGCCAACAATAACATCGTTTTGCTTACACCAGTTGATGTAATCGACCAGAATCAAAAAGTAGTCACAGAAGTCTTTTTTCTCGATGACAAACAACTCATCATCAACACGTTTGCGATAGATTTTCTGCTTTTCTACATCAAACTTATCAATACCGCGTTTCTTCCATCCCTCTTTTACAAGGTCTTTCAGGTAAGCTGCCGAATTAGAATACTGTGGCGGAATCTTAATTTTGGGAAGTTCCGGTTCATGCCAAGGCATATCTACATCATCACACAGGTCAGCAACCTCGTCAGTATTATTGATACACCATTCTGTCGCTTCGTATCCAATCTGACCATCAAGAATTTTATGTTGTTCCTCACGAGACATGAAGTAGCACCCTTCATAGATTTCTGCGGCGGTTTCCGTGTCGTGAGCGATACGAAGAAAATAGTCCTGATAATAAAGATCTTCTTTGGTGGCAGCGTGAACATCGTTTGTGACGACTACTTTTGTATGAGTATCGTTTGCCAACCGCATGATTTTCTGATTATATTTTGCTTGTTCACTGTTTGCGTGAGCCTGAACCTCAAGATAATAGTGAGGGAATAAGCTCTTATACTCTTGAACCAGCTTAACACAAGTGTCATAATCATCCGTTTTGGACAGCCTACTCGCCAAACAAGCAGACAGGATAATCAAATTATTCGTATCTTCCTTAGCGATATCCTCTTTTGTGATACGAGGACGGCTGTAAAAGCCATGAAGATGACCAAGTGTAGATAAGCGATTGACTGCCTGACGACCAGCTTCGTTCTTGGCAATAATGATTAAATGCCAATATTTACTATTCTTGTCCTTGACTTTCCTATCTTCGCACTCGTATGCCTCGATACCATAAAGAAGTTTGACATTCGGATACTTGCCTTTTAGTTCAGAATAGTACGGCCAGCTTGTTACCTCACCATGTTCCGTAATGGCAATGGCTTTCAAACCAAGTTCTGATGCTCTTTTTAGATTTTCTTCAGGAGAAGAGAATCCATCGAGTAAACTAAAAGTATGAGTGCGTATGTAAACTGCTACTCATCAGGCAACACCACCTTTCATACTATTTGAATTCATTCTGTCTGCTCCTTATCTTCGATGGACACTCTCAAAGTTACAGTCTTACCGTCCTTTGTTGTCCATGTGTATCCACCAAAGGTTCTATTGTTGAACTGAGCTTCAGAAAGAAGCCAATCACGAACTGCCTCGATAGCTTCATCTGTGACACGAGTTTTATCTTTCCACTCGGTTCCATTCTTTTTAACAGTTCCTGCGTAAATACCAAACATACCACAGCTCACATGATATTCACTCATCACTCTTCACCTTATCTCCAAACTTAATAATATCGTCAAAAAGCATCACATAGTCATCGGTGTACTTATTACCATGAAAGTGACCGAAGTACCAGAATGGTTTACAATCGTTAGGATAGCATTCGTATATATTATCAAAGAATATTTCAGTTGACTGGTCTACTGTGCTTTGATCAATACCACCGACAAACAATTCAGTTGGAATGAACCGGAATGGACAGGTATGCGTGAGCATAACATCAATATCATCGATTTGAGGGTCATGTGTAATATTCCAGATCTTTTTCTTAGTCTTCTCACTCGGCTGTTCATCAGGAAACCAATTATATCCACGTTCCAACCGATAATATTTATCTACAGAATAGGCTCCGCCGCAAACAAGACAGCTCAAAATTTCCCTATCAGCAAGAATCTGGTAAACCTCGCCATCAATAGCAAAATACTGATTTGGATAATGTGAGTCATGCCACACCTTACCACAAATATCTCCACTGATTTCCTTTGTCCTATAGCCATCCTTGCGAGATGGGCGGCGTTCGTGATTTCCATGGATACAAAACAAATTCGCAAGAATATCTGTAACAATAGTCTTGATACCCAATTCTCGATCATCGTCCTTACCATAGTAGTTCAACCCGACATCGCCAAGGCATATAATCCAGTCGTTCTTCCCAAGATTGTGTTCACGACAGAATTTCTCTAATTCTAAAAACCGATTAAAATCACCATGAATATCACCTGTAATGTAAACCGCCATCAGTCAAACTCCTTAATTTTAATCTTCCAACCATACATATCTTCGTCTTCTACATAATATTTTTTACAAAAATCAAGATAACGACAATCATCACATAATCCACATGGATTATCAGTCCGGCGTTTGCATTCTTCAATTAAAGCTTGAATTTCACTCTCAAGCCTTTTGCAAGTAGGAGTAGTAATAATCATTGCGCACCTCACTCATAATCTTCTTTGTCAATCACATAAGTTCGTGGATAAAATCTGTCGTTTCTATCCCCAAAAATATCAACAAACCAGACTTTAACAATCTCAAACTCACGATTACACTCTTTACTTCTTAGCATTTTAACCGCATCCCTTGCGTTTTTAGCGTATATTTCTCTATGCAAATTGTGGTATTTCTTGAGCGTATAATTGTATGTGCGATAATCAATTATGTAATGCCTATAACGTTGTTTTGCCATCTTCATTCAAAATCAAGAACAATCATATCGCCCATTCCTTCGTAAAAAACATGGTCCATCTTGAACTTTTCCCTAACCGTTCCATGGTCAGTTTCAAGACAGATTTCCCAGTCAGGATGCTGCTCTGCGAATTTATCAAGAATATGAGTTAGCTCATCCGGTTCAATAATATGTGTAGCATCGTTCAGAACCTGATTAAATGCTGTTCCTTCCCGAAGTAGCTCTAAGTTTTTTGAAGCGTTTTTAAGTGATTGATATGCGCCATCCAACAGATTTAACGACAAATCGTAATTATTTGCATTAGTCATTATCAATCAACTCTCCATTCTTCACAACCTTAGCCTTATCATCCCAATACTCATCGGCACCAATTTTGCGAGGAGAAGTGCCAAAATGTTCCTTCCACTCTGGCAGGCTATCATTGATGGCATCGAACTGAAGACCCCAATCGAAGCAAGCTTCCATTGCGTCATATAAGAGCTTTCCTTCCCGGCAAGTCCAAAGAATCAACCCAGCACCATGCTTCTGTTCCTGAATTGCCTGATAGATGACATTCCAATTCGGCTCACCAATATCAGGATATTCATTCTCGCAGAGCGTACCATCAAAGTCGATGGCAATAGCACGTTTCCAATTTCCCATATCAAATCACCTCATACAAACTCTGTCATCTCCAATACCTGTTCATTGTCAGATACCGTAGCCACTGTATCGTTTGTGATCTCTACCTTCGCGCTCATGTTCCCACATTTCAAGAACGGCTTAAAAGCAGTATCGTAATTATCGAAATATGCGTACTTTCCATCAAAGAAGAAACTACCATATCTCGTTTTATATTTGCAATTCGGTTTAAGCGTAAGCAATTTTGCTCGCTTTCCAACAAAATGTGGCATTTTGTTCTCTTGAACCGGAGACTTTACTATAAGCTCTGTATAGATTTCTGGGAATAATTTCCGAAGTTGTCTCAAAAACATTGGAACTTCGTCCTTTTGGTACGACTCAATTTCTCCACCCATAAGAGCCATCGGCTTACACTCGCAAACTTTCAAAATATTATCAGCCGTAAGAATTTCCTTCGGGATAAAAAGTATTTTGCTGCCACTTTCCCAAGGGCCATTAACTTTCAAATCGCCATTTTCGATTTTTAAGCTCACATAGCTTAATGATAGAACCGCATCGTCTCCGATGCGAACAATTTTCAAATTACTTGAGTACCGAAGCGCTCCGTAATAAGGGGCTGACTTTGCACAGTCTTTTACCCTTGTAAACATCTTTGAGCGTTTCGTTCCACCATCAACACTTTCAACATTCCCAACTGGGCAACGACTGGAAAATGGATATGTAACACAAAGACATCTTCCCTGCTTATATGCAGAGCATTCATTTGCCCTGTCGCAATAGATGTACTCTGCTCTAAGTCTATTATTTCTTGAACCGTCTCCGTATAAATGTACGCAGATCGCTTCTCTCATCAAATCACCTCAAAATCAACAATCTGTGCCTGCGGAGTCACCTTGTTTCCATACTGATTCAAAGACAACCGGCATACAGCATTGATGTATTTTTCTTCTTGACCACCATAGAAGTCATTGTTAATCCAGCCAATCATCCGGTCATTATCTGTAAAGCACACAAAATCAATGCCTTTTTCTTCGTCGCTGAACCGCCACATATTTCCGTTCTTTCCCATCGGCTTACAATTATCATGAGTAAGCGGAATCTTCTGAATAAGAAACAGTGGTTCAGGAATACCTGGTGCCCAAACCTTCTGCATTTCATGCATTTTCTTAATAAGTACAATACCAAGCTGGTCGTAATCAAATACAAAATCACATACCGTGGCATTATCCATCACAGTATCCTTTAGCAATTCATCACAATCTGTAATAGCTTTAAAGATATTTTCTTTTTTGATTCTTACGCCAGCTGCATTTTCATGCCCAGAAACGGATTCAAAATCTCCGGTATTTGTTAGAAATTTTTTGAAATCCTCAATCGGAGATCCATCTGGATTTCGCATTGAACCGCCATAAACATCAGGCTCATCAGCAAAATCTCGAAGTAACACACACGGGCGACTATACATTTCTGCCAACTTAATAGCCACCACGCCAGTCAATCGGCTATCCAATACTCCTGTAGAGTCACAAAAAATGACCTTGCTCTTGTCTGCTCCGTTTCTCTTGATGGCCTCTTGAAGTTCCGGGATTGCTTTGTCCCTCATTTTATTCTGCTGATACTTACAAGAGGAACACTCACGAGCCACATGCTGCGCAAGAGTTTCATCAATCGTGACACCAGCATTCTTTCCACGAGTCGGAGTGTACTGGAAAGTCTGTTCTTCACCGACCATTGCACGGAACATCCGCTTCTTTTGTTCAGACGAACCAACACGAATCAGTGCGTTCATCATCGGAACAATGTAGAACTGAATATCATTGATAGTAGGATCACCCTTAATATTGAAGCTATTTGCTTCAACTATGGCACAAATCATCGGATTCACAATGCGTGCTAGACCCTTTGTGCAAAGCCGCTTGGTTTCATGCGAGTGCATATCCATGACATCGCCAATATTTCCGACAGCCACAAGATCAAGATATCGGTCTGCAACATCAGTCCAATTATATTCATCAACAGCCTGAAGGAACTTATACACCACGCCAGCGCCAGACAATTCCTTATTAGGATATGTACCATTCTGGTTGTTGACGATTACTGCGTAAGGATTCTCTCTATCACAGATATGATGGTCAAGAATCAGAATATCGATGCCCTTATCACGAAGTTCCTTGCATTGCTCAACATCGTTACTGCCAGCGTCAGGAATAATCAGCAGAGTGGTTTCAGGTGGAACCTCAATTTCTTTAGAGAGTCCATGCTCCTTGCCACTATGATGCAGAACATTGATTTTTCCAAAATAACCAATCGTCTTCAAATACTGAAACATCATTGAGGCACTTGTGAAACCATCCACATCACAGTCTACAAGGATAGAGATAATAGACTTATTCCAGATGTGTTTGTTCAATAGCCTGACAGCATCTTCCATGTTGTCCAGTTCCCACGGAGAATTTAAGCAAGAATCATCCAGATTCATGTAGGTCTTATAATCCTCAATCCCTCTATTCTCCATAATCGTTCCAATCGGGTCTGATAGGTCGTTCCTACTCCCATTCCAGAGTTTTACATTCATTTAATTCTCCTAACACAGTTCTCGATCAATGCCTTAAATTTTTCAGGATTATCAGTCGGGGCTTCCTTTTCATCCAGAATCCCTTTATCATCTACTACAGCATACACACTTACGCCATCAACGAATCGATTGGCGAGAACCATAAGCTCACTAAGCTGAACGTCTTTATCAAAGACAAAACAAATATCAACGCAAAGACGTGTCAAAATTTCAATTTGATTTTGTGAAACCTTCTTACCGCCAGTCGCCACACAGTTGCAGACATCCATGTTCCACATCTGCATGACAGACTTTTCAGCTTCACCAACATATACCAGACCTTCATTCTTGATATAAGGCTCTGTTTTGTACAGGCCATACAGAATACGGTTTCTGGCACACGGCTCAAGATACAGATACTTCAACTCACCTTCGGGCGGCTTACCGAAATATCTTCCCTTTACACCAACCAGAGTACCAATTTCATCTCTGATTGGAATCGTGATTCTATTTGTCAGCTCATCAAAGCCAATCTCGAACTCTTGCTGTGTCTCGTAAGATATCCCATCGTTAGCAAAAATCTGGTTTACATGAGGCTTATAATAACCGAGGATAGCTTCAGAGATGGGGACTATCGGACGGTCGTCCTCGTGTTCTTCACCTTCATTTTGCATTGCGATGAGTTCTTTTAAGATCAACATACTTTTAGGAAGGTCTTCCTCAAAGTTGTGATAGTAGTCAAGCCCAACCCATTCACAGATTTGCTTAATGGCTTTTGGGAAAGACAGTTCCAGAAAAAACTGGACGACAGAAATCAAATCATAGCTGGTCTTTCCATTGGCAATGTCTCGTGTGTAATCTACCGCAGTAAGATTTTCATTCTCGTAAATACAGAGTGCCGTTCTATTGTCGCCATCTGGATTCGCACACTGGTAATATCCAGCTTTGTGACTAATATGATGACAACCAAGTTTCTCCAGAATCGGTTCAATCTGCTGTTCTTCAAGAATGTAATTTTTCAGATCTGCGATATTTACCATTGTAGTTCCTTACTTTCTGGTGCAGACACCGACCTCTTTCCAGACATTCTGGTTCAAATTCACTTCAAACATGATTTTCTTCTTTTCGCCAAAACGGTTCTTGTCGATGTTTCCAATGTAATACCGCTTATCTGGATTCAGCCGATGGGCACAGTCACCGCCCCACTCAGGGTCATGAGAAATGTATTGATACTTCACAAACTTATCTTTTGGAATCTCCTTGAATAGAACCATCGTCCAAGCAACATGCTTAATCATTTTTGACTCAGCAATGTTGTTTGAATTCAGCTCATCAGGAAGATACTCATGGGCATTTTCAGCCAACTGGATGCTACCGTAGATAAAGATCTTCAGATTTTTCGCAATCTCTTCAAGCTCGGTGGCCGTGACCTTGAACGCTGCCCATTCACCAATAGATGCAATGTCGTTCTTTAGAGTATCGTAGAACACATACTTAACTCCCTGAGTGAGAGCTGCTTTCTGAATTTCAAATCGCAGGGACTTATCACTGTAATCGGCAGAGACATCCTTTGCGATAATCAAACCCTGTGATTCATTCTCGATCCACTGGCAAACATCGAGAACATTGCGATACTCTTCGCTCTCCTCGTAGACACGAGCAGTGAACTCATCAATGCTTTCTATGTACTCTCCATCCTCATTTTGTTTTCGGAAGATGAAGTTCCCGTTTACATCACGGTACATTCCAAGTGTGATTTCTCGTTCATCCTTATGAAAACGATGGCCATGCAGCTCTTGAAACTCAGGATTATTGATAGCAGTGACCAGTAAGCAGTACCGGACGGATTCAAGATCCATCTCGTTTAGCAGCAGAAGTGCCTTTTGCTTCTGAACCAATGTGACGTATGCAACAATCGCCATCATGTATCTAGTCTTGCCAGCGTTAGATGGCATACCATTGAACATCACAGTGCCCAGCTTCAATCCTCGGAACAAATCATTCATGATAGGATACTGGAACGGCAAGCCCATATCAGGAACACTCAGACGTTCATTAACCATTGGCAGCAGACCATTATTTAAGATCTCAGCATCATCGTTTGTGATGATAACCGTATTGATCTTGTCGGCCTTGCCACGAATCAATTTGTAAATGTCCTGAGCACCAAACATTTCAAACTGTCGATGCTTCAAAATTCCTTCAATGTTAAATCCGTTTCTCTGATATTCACGAAGTAGCGAATATTTTTTCAGGATATTGAAGTATCCCTTGATGTCATCGTCATTTGCAAGGCTCATGTAGTATTCAATGGTTGACCAGCCCTTCAGCCGCTTGTATTGGGACAATCTGGACTCATCTTCAGCCATAAACGTTAAAACAGATGTTTTATTGAATTCTTGAGTCCGAGTTTCGTAAATAATTAACGCTGCATCGTAGAAAAATTTTGTTGCTTCATCGGCAAAATCGTACTTGCTCTTGACATAATGCCCATACTCGACCAAATAGTCAGGATGCTTGTAAATTGCGCCGACAAATAGAATTTCGTTCGGGATATTTGAAATGAGTTCCACTCATCCACCTCCCTCGTGCTTTTATATCTCATCGAGAATTGCATTTATATCAATTTCATTCTCGTTTTTGCTCTGTTTTGGTACTGTTTTCATCCGTTTCAGTACCGTTTCCGTCAGGTTTTCCTTCGTTTTACTTTCGCATTCACTACGAATCGAAGCTTGTCTCTCTTTTTGTTCGAGATAACTCGGATATTGTGCCAGCAAAACAGCCAAGTCATAATTCCATCGTTGACTCATATCAAAACCTTTTGCTTCTTTCTCGGCAATTATTTTATCTAGTCGGGGTTTCGCTAGAACCCACATATCGTAAAGTTCTAGCGGAGGAATCGAACCTCTATATTTGTAATAATTCCCGGAAATCAACTGCGTAAGTTTCGAGTAGAAGCTACCCGGAACAACCGCCGGGGCGTATGTATCTCGAATATGGTCGAAAAGAATCTTTTTTTCTTCCTGTTTGATATGTGCAAGCTCACGATTGTGGTCTTGTTCTCTCTTTTTGGAAAGAAGATCATCGACCTTTTTATCCGTAGCGGGTTTTGCTTTGTCAAAAAATGCCCTTAGCGGGTCATCTGTCCAAGGGCGTTTTTGATTTTTCTTTTTTTCTACAAAACAATCTTTATGGCAAAAGCCCGTCTTGTCGTAGAAAAACGTGCTACGGTCTCGCTCGATGAAAATATTCTTCCCGCAAATCTTGCATTTACGGGTTAGTTCCATTAAGCCAGTTCCTTCTCCATGACTGCGGCAACCTTCTTCAGTTCCTCAATATCAGTCATAGAACGGAATGCGGTAGACAGGCCAGCCGCCTTAACAGCCTTCTGTGCGGCACTCTTCTTCATAGGAGAAGCGGAAGCAATCAGGTCATTCAGCTTTGCCTTGATGTCATCCATAGAAGGCTCTTTACTATCGGAACTCTTATCTGCCGGAACATCATCCGGCTCATCGTTTTCGATACCAAGGTCACGCATACTCAGCTTAACCTCAGTCTTAACAGCATCGTTTAAGCCGTTTTTGATGACGTTCTCCCGATTCTTTGCGCTACTAGAAATAATATCCTGATACTCAAGCAGGGTCAGATCCTCAACGACCTCACCGCCCTTATGCATACCGGTACGATCCTTATCGAAGAAAGCGAGCTGCTGACCATCCTGAAAATACAGGCGGAACTCAGTATCAACGTTGTACTCCTGACCAGCAAACCCATCAGGAATCTTACGACCAGTAGGCTCACTTACGATAGAACCATTCACAACCTTAGTATGCTTCTCGTCCTTCTCTCGGCAAACAACGATGTAGTTCACACCAGATGCATTCAGATCCAAAATCAGAGACTGACCCTTGAAGTTCAGAGTATTGAAATCCTTGAGCTCCATGCCAGCACCCTCAATCTTAACTGCCTTTTCATCACCGGTCAGACCCTGAGATGCAGCCTTAACCTTGGCACGCTTCTGCGAGAAGGCGGTGAGGCCCTGGGTAGCAGTCATCTTGAGGATGGAAGCGGAGTCAACAACCAGAGCGTCTGCACGGAACGGCTTGCCATCTGCATCCAGATAAACATCTCCATTCTCATCCTCAATATCCTCATCGTTGGTAACCATCTTGATATAATCCTGAACCTCTGCTAGAGACTGTGTGTAAACAATCAGCAGATTATCAGGATTCACACCATTGGCTTCCAGCTCCTCGGTGTAATTATCAATAGAACCATTCTCGGTATCCAAATACAGAACACGGAACGGCTTACCGTCTGCATTTTTCAAATAGCACAGCTGCATAGCAGTACGAGACTTACCAGTTCCCTGTTCGCCATAAATCAGCATATGAAGCTTCTTACGAACAGCAGATGCCTTACGAATCATAGCCATATATGTAAATTCCTCTCCAAATCTTTTCTTTTATTAGTATCCTGTGTTACTTAGCTAAGACTAAAAATTACACTCCCCAGTCATCCTCTTCCTCGTCTACAGGAGTTACAGTAGACTTGTTAGAACCACCCCACCAAGAAGTGTCGTTCTCAGCAGCCTTGCCGTCGAAGTCCTTCTTGGCCTGAACGTTGGCAACAATCTTTGCCCGTGCCTCGGAAATATTGTCCTCAGTGTAAGTGGGCTCCGCATCATTGTCACCAGGATTCGGATCAAAGGAATCAGGATTAACACCCTCAATATACAGCTTGCGAACCGCCGGGGTGCTCTGGCGCTTCATCTTGTTGGGGCCACCCCAGATATTCTCAGTCTCAACTTCCTCAACCTTCTGCTGATTAACGATGGGACCAAAACACTCGAAGCTAGTATAAGGCTTCAGACGCTTACGAATAGAATCAGCCAGGACCTTATTCTGAGCGTTTGCCTTATAATCAATGAAGAACTCTGCATCCTCGATGGTGTTATAGTTTACGATCTTCGCATCGACAACTACTTCATCACCCTCATCGCTCTTGCGGCAACCAGTGTACACAATGGTCTGAGTGAACAGAGCCAGTTCCTCAAAACCCTCTGCATCGAAGTCGATTTCCTTAGAACTCAGCGACACCTGAGTAGGAACAAAACGAATCTGGTGCTTACCATTGTAAGTGCTGTACTCAATGTTACCACGGACATACACATTATCGCCGTCATGCAGGTTCTCAGAAATCTCTTTAGCTGCATCGAAGTCAGTCAGAGTCTTGTTATCGTTGACAACCTTGCCGGACTCATTCGTCTTCTTGGTAACACCGACCTTAACGCCAATCATGTCATAGCCTTCCGGTGCAACATAGGTCATGCGATCCTTCCAAGCGACTTCCTTCTTGTCCTTCTCAATGCCTTTGTCCTTATCGGCACGTCGGAAGAAGTAAACCTTGTCACGAGGCATACCAGCCAGATCAATATAGAAAGTGTTCTCGTTAGAGGTCTGAACGCCAAAGCTCAAGACACGGCGCATAGCACCACTCTTGGTCTCCTTCTCATTATAGAAGTTGCTACGCTGAGTGCCGGTGACCTTACCAGCCATCTCAAAAGAGCCACGGGTTTGAGGAAGATTAAAAATTCTATCTGCCATATCAAGTCTCCTTTATGTAATTTTGTTTCATTTATAATCACTTATGTTTCTTTTTGCTGTCTTAAATCAATTCATGCACTATTCATTCTATGTATTATCCTCCGTCTGGCTTATTGATGACTTATATTTCATACGGCTTTTACCGTTAGAAATCGTCCTTTAAGGGATTATGTAAAAACATCGCACCGAGCACTACTGGGAGCCGCTCTGAACATTCAGGACATAAATCAAAACTCAAAAGCGAACCATCAAGTTGGCTACCGTAAGAGTATTGATGCTCAAAACTGATTCCCTGCTCGCTACCTATCGGCTTGATTTCACGACCACACCAGTTACATATTTTCTTACATGTGTTCATACGGCATCACCCCATTTTTAATATTCTCTATCACGGAACATCTTAGATTGAGCACGAGTCAATCTGTTGTTCCGACCACGCTTAGGTCTGAATGCGGATTGTAGTTTGTTGTTTGCATATTCGAGATCGCTCTCCAGAATCTTCGCAGCTTCTTCAATATAATCTCGAATTGCACAATACTGGTCACTGCTGATACAGTGTGTATTTAGATAATCAAGCATATCGACCGCCTGATTCTTCAAAAGAAGTGCATCTTCAAGCTGAGTCTTACGCCGTTGGAAGAAATCTATATTCATAAATAGCCCAACCTTTTTAGACAGTCTCTATAAGTGCTTAGAAAAATCTCATAATCGACAGCTCGTTTAAGAATTATCTCATATGCGCGGGTGGTGTGCTCACGAGGACACCACATTCCGCCTTCCTTGCCAAGTCGGATTTGTTTCTCTACAATTTCCTTTGCCTGGTCGAAAGTCATGTTCTCAATTTCTTTTTTTCTTGCATGGAGCCAATCTTTCATAACACACCACTTTCAGCACATGCATAGTTATGCTTTGCATTCTTATCCATCCACACACTCCAATCCATCTTGCGATGACAATCAGAACATTCACACTCGAACTTTTCCATCTTCGTCACACAAAACGGACAAAGATATGTATTCTTTTCCTTTTGGAAGATAGGACTTGCCGGAATACTCAAAGAGCCGGGGTCGATGGTTGCATTGATAGGAATTTTGCTGTTCATTATGTCACCTCTTATTTGAATTAGCCTTTTATGAGATTTTCTTATTACGGAATATGAGTTGCTTTGTCAACGGGCTTTTCCATTTCCTTCATAATCCGCTTGTGTTCTTCGATTGTCATGTTGTTCGGGAAGAAACACCTGTCAACCATTTCAAACGGCTTAATATAATGGTCAAGAACATCTCGTGCTTCCTTTCGTGCCTTTTCAGCACACATCTCGATATATTCTTCTTCGGTCATGTTGTAATCGGTGACACAATCGACTACCGAAGAAAACCGACACAGCAAACCGTTAGGCTGTCTTGCAATAAAAGCTCCCATTTTTATCCTCTTTGCTTTTCTGGAAAATGCTTCTTAGTTACTGCAACGCAAAAGCTATCGATTTCAGATCCCCAGATAGCAGTACCATCACCATACGTACTTTCAAAGACAAGCGGAAAGCCACCAATTCCATCGAAAAGACTGCCAAGCGTAGGATTTTCACCGATATACGGCTTCATTTTCTGAAAAATCCAATACCACTGAGGCAAAGCGATTGAATTACCGAGTGCCTTATAACGAGCTGCGTCAGAAGTTTTGTGCTTCTTCCCATTCTCATCAATCCAGTCCCCGATATCGGTCCATCCATCAGGGAAGCCCTGAAGCCGTTCATCCTCCAAAGGAGTCAAACGGCGAACAATCCATCGTAGATTCTTCGTTTCTTTCTCTGTAATCAGGTCAGTTGCATCTTTGTAGTCACGAGATTTCATCGTGCTGGCGTGTTCGCTTTCCTTGTACTCACCAATGCGCTGCATTGCAAAGGCTTTCTTTTCAACGACCAGCGGCATATTATTACCGCCCGTTCCCCACTGAGCAGTACAAGTCGGACTTGTGTCGCCCTGTTGAGCGTATCGAGCGTCCTGGCTGTGACTCTCAAATACTACCGGCGAAATCTTTTGTTTTAAATTATGTAAGGAGGGATTTTCTACCAAGCAAATTAGCGTCTGGTCTTGCAACGTAGAAATCGTTGCGCTCAATTCAGTTTGAACCAGAGCACCTTTACCGCCACCTTCACATCCAGAACGGATTTTTAGAGTGTAGGCTGCAGGTTCTGCGCATCGAGTCGAAGTCTCTCGATGGTTTGACTCCAATACTCGTCCAATTCCTTCTCTTCCAGACCTTCTTGTTCCTTCACTTTCTGCACCACCTGTGACAGAGTTCCTGGATTCCACCATTCGATCATATCCAGCAACGCTTGCTTCAGAAGTTCGGGCAAAGGTTTTCCACGCCGGGATGCTCTCACAAGAATCCCCTGACATGCTCGTGCGCTCAAATAGAATTTCTGAGGCACGTTGTCCTCCAAAATCCATGACAAGCGCGATTCTCTGGCGGCGCTGGGCGACTCCCCAGTATTTAGCGTCGAACAATCTCCATGCAAGAGACCATCCATTACCGGAAATCGCTCCAGATTTTGCCCACTTTCCGTTCTTTCCTGAAGGTCGAGGAATTGAAACGTCTGGCTCGACAATGCGTGCAAATCTTTCCAACACACATCTGAAGTCTTCACCTTTGCTTGAGCTAAAAGCTCCTCTGACATTTTCCCAGATTGCAAACTTTGGATATTCTCCATTGGTGGCCTCCCTCATTTCTGTAATCACACGAATCATTTCAAGGAACAATCCAGAGCGTTCACCAGCCAAACCTTCACGTTTTCCGGCCTGACTCAAATCTTGGCAAGGAGAGCCTCCTGTAATACATGAAACCGGTTCAATCTGCCATCCATGAAGTTGTGTGATATCTCCGTAATGCCTCAGTTTTCATTCCCCCTTTTTAGTATCCTGTGTTATATAGCTAAATCCCCGAAAATAAGCGAAAAATAATAGACGTACTAACGTCATATTATTCATTCGCTTATAAAACAAAAGTTCTAGCAGATTTTATGTATGCCCTATCGGGCTGGTGGGACAGGCAAGATTTGAACTCGCGACCAAGCGGTTATGAGCCGCCAGCTCTGACCAACTGAGCTACTATCCCATGCAAACGCCGACTTTCATCGGCGTGATGCCAGTGAAGGAATCGAACCTTATCTCTCGGCGTTTCCGAGCGCTTTTACCATTAAGCTATCCAGCAGTATACCTCAGAATTTAATTCTCACTATCCAAGCTACGTCGCGTTCCAATATGATCACTCTTGGCAACCATGTCGTAACATATAGGTTTCTTTCGGCTCTGAGCAACCGGTGCAGCGTAAGGGGCTGCGTGTGGAGCGACTGACGGGGCACGATCCCGCAACATTCAGATTGGAAATCTGACGCTCTGCCAATTGAACTACAGTCGCATATAAATGAAATCAGAAACAGCCAACCATTCGTTTTACATTCTAGTTTTCTGGCGAACCGAAGAGTATTTATCCGATAGCTAGTCGGCTTACACCTTATTTCTCTTCTTGTCTGGCTTGACGTCCTTTACCGGTATGACGTCTTTCCGGTCGCCAATGTACGGCCAATCCACGAACGAGCTAGAACAACTGATTTCATATTTTGCAGTCAATGAGTTTTGAACTCATCCTCTTACTTCATCAGCAAGCGTGCTTACCAACTACACCATAACTGCACAATCACTCAGCTTACAAAGCACTACTGCACTCTTACGAGCGAGCTGGGAATAATAGTGGTCAAAGGAGATCAACAAACGGTACGCAACCATTCTATGACCGTGGTACGGGTAGAGGGGCACGATCCCTCACGCCTTTCGGCACGGACACCTAAAATCCGCGTGGCTGCCAGTTACACCATACCCGCATATAAATCGAGGATACAGGAATCGAACCTGCGGTCGTGGAGTCAAATTCCACTGCCTTATCCGCTTGGCTAATCCTCGTAATCTACCTAGCTTGCTACGCCACACTGCTCTGTTTCCAGAGAGCTGGGAATAATGTGAATGAAAAATTCTACATGCCCTTTCGGGCTGGTCCGAGTGACAGGTCACGATCCTGCGGCCTCATGCTCCCAAAGCACGCGCTCTTCCAACTGAGCTACACCCGGATATCAGTGTCACTACTGGGAGTCGAACCCAGATGGTATCGCTACCGTCGGAACTTAAGTCCGATGCGTCTCGCCAATTTCGCCATAGTGACATATCAAAGCTGTCTGTCCAGCAGTCAACCGTCTTTCCGATTTGCCAATATTCTAGCACTTACCCATCTGCAAATGGGTTGGTAGCCCTACTCAGATTTGAACTGAGAATTTTACAAGGTTTGAGCTTGTTGCGTATGCCTCGTTCCGCCATAGGGCCATATTGCCGGTCTTTCCCGGCTGTCAGCCCCGCGCAGGGCATTTTCGGAGGAAGAAAATATCTTAGTTATTCGTGCCGATTCTCATAGAATTCATTCCGTAACTGAATAATACCCTTCTTGCAGAAAGACTCTTTTTCTTTCTCTCGTTGTTCACGCATCCAACCATAGAATAAATTATCTTCAGCAGTAAACAGCTTGGCAGTGTTTTCGTAATAGCCACGCTTCTGTATGCTCTGCATAACACCACGCAAGAACTTCCAGTGCTTATAATAAGGAAGCTTCAGCTTAAACATAAAATTGTTGTTATCTCTCAAAACAAAACCTTCAATATGCTCGATGCCATGGTACAGATAATTCTCATTCATGACTTCTTCATACCAAGGATAGAATTCACTCCAGCTCTCAAAGATCTTAACCTTCTCCTTAATCTGCAAATGACACTTTTCAGCAACACGCTTCAGATCATCGTAATCCATCACACTGAAGTTCATATCATTCGCAATAATATCCAGCAAAACAATATGTGGTGTCTTGTATTCGATGATATGCGGATCATTTACAGGATCAATCACTTCAAAAATGACTGAACCATTCTCTTTTGCAACTTCCTTCAGATTCTTACGGTCTTCATCAGAAGTCGTATCCATGAGAATCTTTCGGAACATATCTGCAAAAGGCCCTTCAGGAGTGGATTTACTTGCAATGAACAGACCATCCTGTTCTGCATCATACGAAATGATACCAAGAAATCCATTCTCTTTTAGATATGCAGTCACCGGGAACTTCAAAGTGTTCTGTAGGTTTCCAATTCTCGTTTCATTCCGCTCATCAACCGCAAAGAACTTATCATAGCTTCGAGCTACAATCTTATTCGTCTTTGTGTTAATGAACAACCCCCTTGCTTTGGTAGAAACCTCATCCCAGTGCTTCTTATAAAATGCTTCACGAGAGAAGTTGAAAGAAGAAATATCCCCGAATCGCTTCTCAAACACATATTTGCTTTGACGCATCTTACTGACAAGTTCTGCGTTATCGAACTCAGTTTTCGTTTCAACGGCAGTTTCAGTCTTTGGCTCCTCTTTTCGGAACACATCATTCTTTGTTTCTACACATTTGATTGACTGACCGTGTTCAAGTTCAACGCAACGGAGATATCCACCAAACTCGATTTTTCCTTCGAGGTTGTAGCACCGATGCCCCATATCAATGGGAACATCCTGCACATTTCGATGACCGAAGATCTGAATGTAGCTATCCGGCATCGATTTTTCCCAAGACTCAGCCACGGTTAGCATATCAGGATAGCGACCTACGCCTTTAATCATCTGATCAGCAGATACAAAAGGAAGAAAATAAGGCAGATAACTCAAACCACCGTGGCTCACAAAATACCGTTTCCCATCATACTCAAAGTAGGCACATTGGCCGACTCTGGAATAGATCTTACGAGCAGTGTTCTTGTCAATACCGGCTTTAAAGAGCTGCGGACGAGTGTAGTTTGCAAATTCTTCACTCTGAACCGGTTCATCATGCCCCCACTTGTTCAGCCAACGCTCGTGATTTCCTTCAAGGAGAATCACATTCTTCCGATTATTGTCTACAACATCACAAAGGAACTTGAACATCTCTACATTTTCAATTCCACGATCCAGATAATCGCCAACAAAAATGTACAGTTCATCATCCTTCAGGTCGCCAAGATACTCTTTCAAGCAACTGTAACACCCATGCACATCACCGATGATATGAATTTTGCTCCAGTTGTTAAAGTCCTGCGGAACATAGTTCAATTTCTCAAGGACATTTACATCTGACGAGAGTACAGTCACACCAGACGGAATCTTCTGCGTTGCGAATCGTGCATACATCTTATCAATGGCAGCATCCGGGACTCTCTTCAGAGGAGTGCGAAGCGAATTACGCCGTTTACACTCACTAATTGGCAAATCAGTCATGTCGATGATGTACATTCTGTACCTGTACTGCTTGGCAAGATTCTTATAGCGATTGATTTCGACAGTTTTAGAGTTCGTTGCATCAATCACGGTAAATTCACCGTGAGACATCCGAACCTCCAACAGTTTAAAGAGCATATCCCAGACAACATCATCGTTCTGGGGAGAGATTTCCATTGTGCCAGCCGGGGTTTCCTGACCACCCTGACACATAAGGCGAATCGTATCGGCACTAAGCGTATACTTTTCCAGATCATGCTCTTTAATATAGGTGGACTTCCCGCATCCTGGTGCTCCACGGAAAAGAAGCAAAGTTCTCATCGTTTTCTCTCCTTTTGGTTAACGTATTATCGTTATTTATTCATTTCCAATTCTTCATAAAATGTCTATTTTAGTTGAGTATCCTGTGTTATATAGTTACCGTGTTAAAATCAAGGGGCCGAAGCCCCCTGTTTTTAATTTTTGTGGAAGTATTCGATCCAGCCCTTGTATCCTTGCCGGAAACTAATGTAGGCAACCTTGCTGCACTTTCTTCCGATAATGTCCGCAAGAGGATCTTTACCATTTCCGAAACTAAGTTCTGCAAGATTAAATTCTGGATGAGTTTTACAGTAGTTATAAACCTTGACATACTCGCCGTTTCTGGTCAGATGTCTTCGGTCTAAAGCCTTTGAATGATATCTTCTTTCGAGAATATCATTCAAGCGCGTGAAATAACTATGAATTGTGTTTGTAGACATTCTTGAATCACTGTCTGCACCAGTTCTATCCTCTGTTTTGCGAAGGATGTAATCACCGTTTATGACATAAAATGTTCTGTATCCTCCCATATTGGGCGCATCATATTGTTTCATCTCATAACACTGTTTAATGATATCCATCAGCCTTCCATCAACATCAGTCTTGTCAAGAACAGTACGAGATTCAAAATCCACATCGTTAATTGTTAGATTAGAAACTTCCTCAGAGGTGAGCCCAATCCAGTACAAAACAGCAATCACATTCATACGAACCTGATACGCTTCTTCATACTTGTTTAAGAAGTCAACAAACTCATCAACCGATGCAAAATACTTGTCCTCGTACATATTGTCTGAGCTCACATCACTCTCTGAAAATTCAGCCAAATCATACACGCTTGTACGATTTTCGCTCTTGATGTAGCCAGTGATTATCGACTTCACATTTTTAAACGAACGACTTGAGTTTACCCAATTGTATTTGGCAAACATCTTTACAAAGTCATCTTTTATGAAGTCGAATAGCTCATACCCGCACTCCGCTTCGTAGTCCATAACATGGTTAAGTGTCGATATAACAAACTCGCCGCTTCTATCAGAATACTTTTCAGCAAAAGCGTTGATCTTTTCTTCAGTAAGCATAATGGCACACTCCTTCTTATTATATGTAGTGTACCATTAACCCTTATAAAAAATCAAGCAAATGCGGCAAAATTCTGAAATTCCATAGTATGTTGTACGCCGCTTAGGAATGCTGCGAGCAAAAACGGTTCATCCTTGCATCTGGCCATTGCGATCATATTCATATGACGCTCAGACAAGACACCAAGCTTTTTGATGAACTGCCCTTTGTTAAGCGTATCAGTCTCTTCGCAGAGAACGATACTGTCAACTTCCAGAAAATCGCAATCTTCCTTTGAGAGCAGGACATGAACCGGAGAACGCTTGTATATTCTGGAAGACAACGGATTCCCTTTGATTGTGGGACTGAAGAAGTTGCGCTTGTTGTTGCTTGTCACAACAAACGGTCGAATACCGCGCTGCTGATGGCCCGTCGCATTAGATAGATCAACCAACCAAACCTCTCCGACCTTCGGGTCAATATTGTTGTCCATAGTCTTTCTCCTCTATAATAGTGTAGCTCCGTTCCATAGCTATATTATACAGGATACCTTTGCAGAAGTCAAGAGGTTTTTTAAATATTTTTAGTGCCCGTACAACTCAGGATTCTCTGACACAATCACATTGGTACTGCTGAAGATCATCTCATAGGCTTTTTCTTTGCTGGTAGGTCTAAGCTCCACCATTCTTACTTCGTGACATTCTTGCTGCAGTTCAACATGATTCTCGTTCCCGAAAAAGCCAACACCTTTGACAACACCATGCGTCTCTGCGCTAATGTCGGCCATTTTGTTACAAACCATATGAACATCCACACCATTGCAAACAAAGCAAACCCACACTCGCTTTTTTCTTATGTACTTTAAAAAATCATCAACCCGTATAATCTTCAGAACCTTTCTCTCACTCATCACAATACCGCCTTCCACTTACGCAAACAACTTTCAAGATATATTATACACAGCCTTTTGTTTTAGTCAATATATTTCACATCTTTTTGTTGTGCTGTTTTATCAAAATTTTAGATGATACCATTTACTCGGCATCATCCACAACCAACTTTGCGTTATAATAGAACCTATGTGCGCCAAATTTACCCGCGAACGTTGCCCCTTGCTCGTGCCAACTGCTAGGAGCAGCTGCCGGGGTCACAAACCATTGGATTGGCTTGTCTGAAATTTTAGCGCCATAATCAAACACCATAGACACGGCCAGTTCGTTCTCTGCCGTCACCTTCCTATTATATAAGGTACTGTACCCATACTTCTTGAAGACCTGTTGGATGGTTAAGCCATCAAGCACGGCAGAATTATAAAGGCATTGAGCTACGGCCATCTGGCCTTCCAGGCTGTCAGCACCTGCTTCACAAGCAACAATCTGTTCAGCAAGAGCACGCTCGTCATCTGTGAGTTCATGTTTACCCTGGCTGAAATTCACAACTCGCGTCTCAACGATTTCCTTTACGAAGATCACAGGCTCGTCATTCTCATCCTCTTTTGTTGCTTGTGCAACATTTGAAGTAAATTGACCATTATAATATGTATACGTGCTTTCAGCTCCAACATTTGGTAACGTTTTCGCTACTAGATTCCCTGCCAGCAAGCACATTATACATACAATAGCAACGCTTTGCTCACGATTTATTAACAATTTATTAGTGATAAATAAAACCTCCTCTCAACTTTCAATCTCCCAATCGCCTGCATTAAACTCAGTTGATGGATATACACAATGATCCGACATGAAGCACATGATCTTCTGCCCCGTTCCATAAAAATCATAATCAATAACTTTCATTGTGTCCCCGTCTTCGGCCACAATAGTCTGTCCAGCTTTTAAAACATCAAAAGTTTTCATAATATTACTCCTAAAATATTGGTTTTATCAATCACGGTGCAAACAATCCGCATCATAGTCCAGGTATTCCGTCACATTATCTTCCAGTAGCATAAACACCATTTTCCCAAACATCTTGTGCGCAGAGTCCATGATTGCTGCGGCCACAGAATCTGTTTCATCCCACATTCCAAGAATATCCAGAGTCTTATTAAATGGGCCACTCGGCTTATTATTTACGCCATGCTCAAAATCATACAAGTCATAACACAAGGCCAGAAATTCAGTTGGCCCCAGATTATTGTCGATGTACTGTTTTGCACGTTTAAATTTATCTCCCTTTATTACTCTTCGCTTCGTTGTAGCCATCTCCTTTTAGTTAGCTTTCCACCAAGCGGCCTTCGCCATCCATTTCAATCTTGCGAATCGATGTCATATCAATCACATCAGGGTTGCACACTACCCAGCTCTCGCAATCATACGAGTATAAATTGGACACAGTAAACACTTCGCCATTATCCAATCGTTCCTCATTACTTATAAAACGACAAGACATAACCGTCTCTCGACTAAAATGAACTGCGTCATAAAGCTTAACAATCTTGTCCCAATCTATAAATCGTTTGTTTTGACTGCAAATTAAAGCACATCCAGGAAGCGAAACGCATCCAAAGTTCTTCAACAGTTTAACAAAATCATAACGAGTATCAATGTCTAAAACTCTGGCATTAGAATTTAGTTTGTATACGATTCCATTGCGGTATATAGAAGTGGCGAAATCGTTTTCAAAAACAAACATCGCCCAATCACTTACATAATTGTAATTTGGAGTAAAAGTAGAACCCCACAAACCTCCTACCGGCTTATTCAAGAACTGTGATTTTTCTGAATTATGAGGAATTTCAAATTTGTCTTTGTCAAAATTGTCGATGCCTAATGTTAGTATCACTGAGTTCACCTCCTTAAAAGATTAGTTTTATCTGTTAAGCAGTTCTTTGATGTAAAGCGTCTCAAAACTTTTCAGATGAGGATACTCGTTTCGAGCCATCTTCTCTGCCTGTTCTTCAACACTCAAAATGCTTTCAAAGTCATCATCCACATCAATAACATAGCACATACATTCATGGTCGTGTTTATCATTCCAACCTTCAAAAAGAGCAACGAACTTTTTCATAATGTATTTCCTCCGTAGAACTTGGTTTTACAAGCTTCTTAAATATTTGTATAGTTCAACTTTTCCTTGGAGCCAGACTGCTTCGTCAGACGATTTGAGATATACAGAGTAAATTTCGTTTGGATGTTCAAAGATTCTTTCGACTTTCTTTGCCGTTTCCCGGTCTACTAATACGCCCATTATTATCTCCTTCTAAATCTTAGTTTTTATCAAACATTGTAATCGACAAAATATCCGTTGTACTTAAATTCTTTTGCTGCCTTACCGGCAACAATTAAGGCTTCACCAATCAAAATTGTCTCATCTGGTTCTTTTGTGATTCCGGGCAACGAAACGACCAAGTGAATTGGTTCGTCTATGCCATCTCCCCTGCGGAAAAATTCAACATCAGTATCAGAAAACTGGCCCCGGAGCTCTCTTTCTGCTCGTTCTAAAACGGAATGTCCAACTATATTCATTGTAACCTCCTTAAAGTTCAGGAAATCTTAGGCTCCTATTAGCTTTCAAAATATCTTTTAGAGATTTCTTCATACAATTCTTTCTGCGCCATGTTATATGCCGAAGCGGAATCGAAGCGTTTCTTTTCGTAATCAATACTAAGGTATCTTTGGATTCGTTCAATTTGACGGGCCATTGCTTCATATCCAAAAGTAAGTAGGCCGCAACTTTCGTCTTTTTCAATTGCTCTAACCATCATCTCAAGTTCAGCCTTAGAACAGTCAGCAAACATATTCTTTTCAAAAAGCATAAATAAAATCCTCCTTAAATCTCAGCTTCTATCAAAAATCAGAATGCAGCACTACCGGGGAATGACTGTCTACATCGCAGAACACGCACTCCCATTTTGGAGATTCCTCGTAATATTTATAGTTTCCTTGCGGTTTCCATGTTAAAACCAAAACATTTTTTTGACTGCTATAATAAGCAGTATTCACCTCTGTTGCATCACATTCCCAGCCGCTATCCGTTTCGATAAAAACATCACTTGGTAGCTTTTCCAAAATCTTAATTAACTCTGTAGCAATCATGTGAAACTCTCCTAAAACTTAACTTTTATCAGTCGTATCAATCGCAACATTCAAAAAAGAAATCAATAATTGAGCATTTTCTTTTGTTAATGTCACAGAACTTAATTCCATATCTGGAGCATCACTGAAATATCCCAGCGTGATATTATTATCTGGCGTAGAAATACAAATGTCAACATTATATTTTCCATCGGTTGTGCTTAACCATCCAATGATTTTACTATCCATTTTATATCACTCCTTCCGGCCATGTTCCCTTGTTAACCGCTCATTTTGAGCATCGTCAAGCTTAATCACCTTCCGCTCACTCTGAGCATCAGCAAGAGAGGCTACTTTCATCATACTATACACAAGCACGATATTAGCCACCATAAGCAAAAACTATCATAGTCCACATTATACTACCCTCACATTTCTTTTGGCTTGATTATCTTGTATTGAGGTCGTCTCAAGCATACACCGCATAAAGATATTATTCAACACAATTATCAAAATTACCAAAATTTTACTAATAATCCTACGTCATCAATAGTTATATCATCGGTCTACACATCCTTTTGTTAAGTATCCACAAGAACCCGGATTTTATCAATCTTTGTTCATTGCATTCACTGTATTCCATATCTCAGTCGAAACACTTTCGTTTTCATCGGCCAAACGATCAATCCAGGCATTTAACACCTCTCTGTAAACCGTCATGTTTGGGCAGAAGTAGCTATTTGTGAACACAGGCATATCATCATTGCACAGAATTCTCATAATAGCTGCACATACAGCTGCAGATCTCGACACACCAGCACCACAATTCACGCAGAACCAATCCGTCTTATCTGCTTCATGATCATCCAGAACAAATTTTACAATATTCTTAGCCTGAATATCTGTGATGCAGGTGCCTTCTAAATCAGTAGTGCAATCATCAAACTTCAGTGGCAGGAATGTGATATTACCATTACACTTATGAAAATCAATATGATGGCCATTAGCTTCAGTGATTGAGATAAACCGAATCCGTTCAAAATATGGCTGTCGGATAAAGTCTTCTGCGTCTTCTGCGCTCATCACCGAGAATTTCCATTTTCTTCGATACATAGTAATAATCATTTAGTTTTCCCTCCACAGAATTTAGGTTTTATATGGGTCTACGTCAAAAGCTTCCTTGATATATTCTTCCTTAACCCTTTCGAGCACTTCATCGACGATGTTAATAGCAATTTCTAACCCATGCACTTTACCATGTAGATATATTCTGTCACCATTCTTTTTCATATCGAGAGCAGACTCAAAATGCTCTCGTCTAGCGTCAATGTATTCATCATATAATCGATTGTAAATTTCTTCCAGTTCTTTCATATTCTCACTTCCACTTAAAATACAAACGGACTATTATTCACTGCTATTATCAATGCCACATTAAAAGCAAACATTACAAACGCTGTCATTCTCTATCACCTCAATCTCTAAATTCAATATCTACAACAATATTCTCAGGCTCTGTCATGTACCTTCGCGCCAGCAGTTCTACCATCCGTTCCTTATCACCAAGATTGCTATTACGCAGTAGGTATGAACAAATCTCTCTGCCTCTATATAAGAACACAGCCCATGCACTTCTCTTTAATGGGTTTGTAGTTTTAATCATCCCATCGCTTCCTCCAGAGAGGTAGTCACATCACCAAAGTCAAAATCCAGAGCACCAATCATATCATCCAGAGCATCCACAGCATCAGACAGATTCGTGCAAGCGTTATCTGCTTTGTCATACCGTTCACTTCCCTGCAGGTTCTCCGGCATATTATCACGATACTCTTCTTCTTCCCACTGGATATCCTCAACATCTGATTTTACACTTTCAACCTCAGACACAAGCTCGTCCAGCTTCTTACGGATGGAATCAAAACGGTCAATGGTCTGCTTAATAGCTCTTCTACGAGTGTTATTCATTTTCGAATCCCTTTCAATCTACGATGCCAAGCTTGCAAATATTTTTCGGATCTGTGATGTAACCAAAAGTCAATGTGTTACGCAGATATCCTTTATACTCAAATCCACGGTCACGAGCTGCCAAACGACACACATCTCGAATTGCAGACTCTCTCGGCCAAGAAACACCAGCCAACTGATATTTCCACTGAAGATCTCTCAGCTTCTGCCACTCAATCACAGGCTTCTTTTCATCCTCGAAACATAAGCCATTCTGTACGGCATATTTCAGAGCATCGCACCGCTTACTCTCTTCTGACGTGCAAGTTCCCCACTCATTTTCGAGACGGCGATATGCCCTATCAAACGGCGCTTGCTTCACTGCATCAATACCAAATGCTGCACCAATCAGACCCAAACCAAGTAACAGTCCCATAATTTATACCTCCATTCACACTGTTTCCAGCTCTCTTTTAACCAGCGGACGACGTTTTGTTGCATTTTTTAACCAATCGTTTCCACTAGGAGCTTGTCTATCCACTCTTGTATTACGGCCACTCCCTATTGGGCACACCCGTCGATAATCATCAACGGTCTTACAACCAAGAGATTCAGCTTCGTCCAATGCTTTCCGCACATAAGCCCATGTGTTACCGCCTAGATCAGAACACTTTCCAATCACTGCAAGCACAAGTTCATCGCCCATGCGCTCAACATATCCATCAAGAGCCTTCTTCCCTGTGGCACCGAGCTTCCCGATATTCTCTCGAAATACGTCCTCGATAGATTTCGTCGTCGTCTCTTCATAAGACGAAGACGATATCTTATCTTTTTCTTTCTCTTTTTCTTTTTCTAGCTTGGTTTTGCTTGCGTTTGCTTCATTTTGCTTACGCTTGCTTGATGAACCACCAGCTTTACCAGAAATTCTCTTACATTCGATGTATTCGGCATCTTTATCCAAATCTCTCTTAATAGCAGGCCACACATACCGCTCATTTCCGTTGAGTTCAGGCTCCGTTCCAGACGATTTATATTTCATCATCGCCAGTACCAAACGCCCCACCTCAGCAGCACTAAGGGGTTCAAAGTAGCTCTCGTAAGTATCCCAGATTTTAATATAAGTATCGGCCATCATACACCTCAGTCTTCCAAGCTGTGTGTATTCACACCATAAAAAGTCTTCTTATAATATTCTTTTGCCTTATCCTTATCAAAACCGACGTACCGCAATGTAATATCCTGACTACTATGATTTAACTGACTCTGAATCCAAGACAGTGCCTGATTGTCATCCTTGTTAAGGCACATTTCACGATAACCAAACGTCTTACGGCAAGAGTGAGAAGCAATCTTATAATTAAGACCTAAATCCTTACCAGCATTACGAAGAATACGAGCAAAAGAATCAACATCAATAGGATCACCGGCCTTTTTAGGTTCTGCAATATGAGGAATACCAGTTTTCCCATCTCCACCATTTGTCCTCAACGACTTTTTCCAACTCCCTTGTCGAGACGGAAACATCCAATCATCATATCCAAGATTCACAATCTTGATGTATGTTTCAACAATGTCCCTCGCTTCTGGAGTAAGAATAATTTCGCGATACTTGGATGTTTTTTCTTCAACGATGCATACTCCAGCGTCTTCAACCACCTCAATTTTTCCATTATAAAGACAGTAAGACATATCAGAAACTTTCAATTTAAGCAAGTCACTAGCACGCAACCCAGTTGCAATACCGACATTAAATAGACACCAATTGCGATATTGCTTTTTATCCCAGAAGTATTCTGAAATCATTTGAACATCATCCAAGCTTCTAATTGGAGAAATATTACGCTTACGCTTCTGCTTACTTTTTGTAGCACCACGTTTTTTAGCCGGAACAGAAGGCTTCGGATTAAAATAAATCAATTTAGATATCTGTTCTTCTTTTCTTTCAACAGCTGCACTCATTATATTCACCTCAAATTCCATACTTTAAGCAATATTTTCCGTAAGACAATCCTTCAGCATTTTGCAAGTTTTACAACATCACTGAATGTCAATACCGGCTTTTCATTTCGTTTCTGTTCTCGTCTCTTTCTTTCGTAAGCCTGTCGTGCTTCGATTCTTACCATTCTACGGCAACGATCGCAATACTCATGATTTACAGCGGCAGGAGAGCCACAAACCTTACAGTGTCCATTTCCTCTAATAGTAGGCATTTATGTACCTCAATTCTTTTCAAACAAATCGTTACGAATCTTCGGAGTAAACTTACGATTGCCAAGTTGTTCAATAGCAGTTTCCAACCTACCATCTACCCAGCCCTTATCTTTTTCATTCATAATGATTTCAAGCAAAAACTTTGCATCCTTAGCTTCCCTACGCTTCTGGCGAGCCCTTTTAAGTTCTGCCATAAGCTGATAACCTTGCGCTGCATTTACAATCTTGAACTCAATAGCGTGTTCCAAATCATCAATCTCGTCGCCTGCGGCAGTCAGGTCACCATACACTTTTGAATACGTTTCATTCAGATTACACATAGTCCTATCCGTAATAACCAAATCCTTTTTAAGTTTCGCAAGCCATTCGGAATCTTCAATCTGAAATGCGTATGTATTCTGCTTGTCAGCCGGAGCCGTTATATTCAGACTCTTGCCAGCGATGGTAGCCTTATCTATAGACTTTGGCGCGTAGTGTCCATTCTTATATCCGGCGGGAAGCTTGTTAATTTCACAAATCGCCAGTCCCTTAGATTCAAACTGTAATGCAAGATTGATATCACAGGTGGCGCAGATCCGACCTCCCTTCCGTTTCATAATATAATTGTGACCATTTGAGATGACATACATTTACTTATTCTCCTGTTCCTTCATAAGTTCTTTGACAGCTTTCTTAAACATCCGCATAGCCTTATCATTTTCAAGGAATACTTTCGTTTTGGGAATCGGAGTCCGACCATGAACACGCTTATACTGCTTCATCATGTTTTCCATCTTGGTGAATCCAATCTTGTTGTAAACCATACGATAGGTTTTGTGATAATGAATGGTTTTATCGCCAAGCTTTTGTGCCAACGGTTCAATTACCGGCATGAGATACTTTGCTGTATCACTCTGTTTCTTAGGCTTCTCTTCGGCCACAGGATCTTCCGGTTCAGGCTCTACTTCTTTTGCCTCGACCTCAATGACAGGAGCCACGTTCACGTCAGCTTTAGGAGCAGCTTCAATGGCCTTTGGCTGGTCAAAGAAATTTTCCTTTTTGTTATCGATTGCTTCTGCATGAAGATCTTTCACAATCGACTCAAAAATCGACTTGTACATGTCACTTCTCTCTACAACATCGATCGTAGAAATGTGGCCGGAACGACCGGTCTTCTGTTTGAACTTCTTTCTCTCATCCTCAATCACGAAACCGTACACGTCTCTCATATAAAGATAGATTTTGCTCATGACTTCTTCGACCTTCATGTCGTTGATTTTAGCAACAGCCTTGATTCGGTCATACATATCTTTACGCCAGTCACTCATCTCCTCCCGGAAAACATTGCGAGGAGTGTAATTTTTAGAGCGAATCGCATCATCCATCTGCTTGTCCTTGATTTGATGGACACACTGAGATACGCTGCTAATCACATTCAGTGCCTCATTACTGGTGGCACGAGCCTCCTCGATCTGGTCACTAAGATTCTTCCGGGTGGAATCAAGCTCACTCTGAAGATTCTTCATACTATCAAACAGAGCATGAAGTCTTACATCAATGAACTCCTTACTCAGTGCAGCATCCATCTGAGGAGTAGCAAGAACGGAATCACCACGCATCAAAGATTCCATAATGTCCCAGCAGAAATCCATAAACGCATCTGCTTTCGGCTGACGAGACAAACGACAGATTTCCATAACACCACGCAAACTGTACATATATGTTTGACGTTCTTGCGTATAATTTCCGACCTCAGTCGTCAAATTGACGACCGAGCTCAACGGGTCAAGACGGTCTGCATTACGCTCATGAATCTTCGCAATGTACTTCCGAGGTTCTTTACATTCCAGTGCTCGCCCAATCTGTTCACGGGTCATGTAATACTGGTGTTTATCATTCTGGTACACGTCCACATTCAGTGCGCCGAAGGGCTTAGAGGTTATTACGGTCATAGAATTGTTAGTAGTCATTTTGTTTTACTCCTTTTTATTTATTTAATAACGTAAATACGTTATTATTTCGCTTTCGAATTTTCATAGAAGAACTGTTTTATCAAATTTCTACGATTTTCCACCAATCGTATACGTCACAAGCATCAATACGAATATCACCTTTTAATCGCAAAACACTAAAATTCTGTTCACCGTTTTCATCTTCATAATATCTACAATAATGATTTACAAGAATATCGTCCACTTGTTTGTTCATTTCATTTTCCGCCTCAAGAATCGTATTGAAACCCTTTTTATAAACAACTTCTGGGAGAAATGAATTCTCACCTTTTGCAATATAAATATTGATAAGTGCAAACATTTTGTCCTCACAATCTATTCATCAAGCCGTCTCTTTTTCCATGTATTTCAAAGCGTTAGCGAGATATCTGAACTCCTTACTCTTGTGCATTCCATCAAACCACTGAGCAACATACCAGTTGCCAAGACAATCACAGCGACACTTCAATTTGCCAAACCTGAACTCCGGTCGTACCGTTGGCATCCTACTCAGCTTATTCCACAGGTTTAAAGCCTCTTCTCTATTCATTGGAAATGATATCCAAGGCTCATGCCCATCTGTAAATTCAAGCTTCAAAACCATATCATCACCTCAAAACTGATATTTCCAAAACAGCTTTGCATTGCCGGTAATGGTCTGCAAATAACAAATATACTCACTAAAGGAGCACACGCCCTTCATTTTCATCTTACGTGCTCCCACAGCTCGCGCAGCCACCTTCGGATCATAATCAACAGCGTCAATAAATGCACTGTCAATCATCTTCTGCTCAAACTCTTTAATCTTATTGACATCCATATCCATTACTCCTTACACAGATTCTCAATTTTACGGGTCACTTTAAATCCTTGCCAAGTCCAACTCATATCTTTATTACCGACCAATGCAACCATTCCTTCTGGGTCAAATGCAATCTGAAAATCCTGATAGTCAGAATAAGTTGCCATGCACTCCTCTGAATCTCTTTTTATGAAATCCTTTGCCGCCCGTTCACTCTTAAAAAACTCCGGCTCAAATGCTGCGCCGTCAGAACTGCATTCAATAACGCACCAAACCTCATCACACAGTTTCATTTTTAAATCTCCTTACTCAAAATCCCACCATGCGTTAATAGATGTATTCGGAACATAAACCTCAAGCATATGATGACCGTCACGAATCCATTCAGGTTCATAACCTTCGTCTCGCAGTTCTTTCATTAAACTCTCAAAATCATTATTAACAGACTCCACCGCATCTTCCATTGTTTTGTGCTCTACACGGTAAGGACCATTGCACATCGTATCGTCATAAATAACAACCACTGCTTTATTTTTCATATCTAAAACCTCAACAACAATCAGCTACAATTTTCTCAAGCATATTCATAAATTCATTAAAATTATTAAAGCTATCACGTTTAATTTCTGCCCCGAAAATAGAACAATAAAGAATCTTTGCGCCGCTATCAGGGGTATAATCAATGCCACAATTCTCATATGCTTGAATTAAATCAGACGGTTTGGCATTTACGACATATACATCACCAAATTCTTCTACGATTAGAGTGCACTCATACCATAATCTTGTTTTATAATATTTCATTTTCTAAAACCTCGATTTTATTTAATTTTAATATTTATTTTGTTAAATAAATGTTTAACAGATTCTTCAATTGCATCAATAGACCAAACATTAGGATTACATACACCAAGAATTTTATCGCCAGAAGCATTATCACGCGCATCACAAAAATGCCACCAGCTATTATCGCCAGCATCATATTCATAATAAACATCCACATCAATTTCAGGGTGACCATCTACATGATATCTAATCTGATCTTTATCATTAAATGTATCCGGTTTGTATCCACGTCCATTCCATCTACATGGATTCATCTTAGAAATAAAATCTCTTGCGATCTCTCGTGCCGTCATATTCATTCTCCTTATTCTGAAATTTCATCAATATTATGACGATAACAATATTCGACTTTCTTCATCATATAAACAGGATCAATACTACAAAGAATAGTGTCACATCGCAGTTCGCTCCAATGTGTATTCAAAGGAAGTTTTTCTTTGCGACGATATTTATTATTCTTTGTTTTGTTATGAATCATTTTATCACGGGACATCCCCATCCAAATATCAGGTTCCCATTTGTTTTGCCAGACACAAAGATAGTCTTTTCCAATATAAACATCGTAATATTTTTGATGTTCGTTTTCCCCGTATTTCCAGCTATATTTCAAATTACTCATATCTATTTCCATTCATATCATTATCTTATCTTCACTAAGCGTTTCGGTTTTCATACGTTGTATAGACAAGCTCTGTCGGCTTACTATAACACGTTTTCATCCAGTTAAGTTCTGCATCACGCAGCTCTTTTGTTGGATAGATTTCATGCCCTTTGTATGTATCGCCGTACATAAAATGCCTGACAGAATATTCAAGATGGTAATACATTATCGTTTTTCCAACTCCTCACACACTTTTACAATGATAGCCAAACCTGTACGCCGAAAATCTGCATTGTAAGGATTTTGTGCTTGAACATCTAAATGGTACAGCAATTTTTCCAAATCAGAGCTATATTCAACGCCTGCTGTTTTACAAAGGACCTCGGCCATCGCTTGAGTGTCATATTTCATAATAAAACTCTCCTTTTACACACTCACGTTCTCGTAAACCCAACCGACGCCTTTACTATGGAATTCATCCACCCAAAGGAACCAATCATCTTGTGTAAAGTTACCAACTGGGAAACCTCTCCAATTCTGATCAAGAACTAATTCTCCACGTTCATTTTCCGTCCATGCAATATCAGTATTCTCTCTCCAAAGACGTTCAACAAACTTATCACAGTCCTCTTTATTCCGACTCATTTTGTGCATCCACTGTGCATCCGAATATGAATTATCAATAGGTTCTGCAACAGCACACGGGCAATTCTTACATGATTTTTCAATACAAGAAAAACAAGGACCGTTATAATAGCTCATAATTTACACCTCACTAAAATCAACATTAGCTAATACTTCATTACCATATTCAACAAGCGCATTCCTAAACCAGTTTTCATTCTTTTTCCACCACTGCTCTGCTTGCTGCGGAGTCATTTCAATTCCATTGTCTTTTGCAATGCCAATAATATCATCGGTACACCAACGTGTTTCTGCAAACCAATACTGATTTACGTCATTATCCTTTTCCTGTTCGTCTTCAATATAGTTAGGGCAATAGTTGGTGTAGAAATCCACATCAAAAAGTGTGATAGTCATATCATTTCCGCTTAATTCACGTTCAACGTCAGCTACTTCTTCTCTGAGATACAGCTCAGACATAATACCGTCTTCATGTTCCTGAATCCATTTCTCTGTAATATTGAACTTTTTCGCCAGTTCATCAACCTCAAACACCCATGTGCCATAATTTGTATTCTTAGTGCCATACTCTACCATATAATCAGCAATCTGACGTTCCATCATGTTGTCATCCATCTTTATTTTCCTCCTAAAATTCAACGTTTATCAAAGTTATAAGTGACCGTCACAACCTTTTCTGCATCACCAATACGGCATCGATCTTCCCTCAATGCCTTTTCAAGACCATAGCTTACACTGTATGTGATACCGTTTTCAAACACGTCAGAACCGATAAATCCGAATGTTCTGTCAATCTCCTTCCATTCTCCGTGTTCTTCTCGATAAAGCGTATATCCATAGTTCTCACCGGAAAGATAATCGCTATAAGTCTTTACCTCATCACGCATGATTCGTTCTGCTTCATTTTTGGTACTATCAGAACCATCCGTAATAGCGGTCACAATCCAGCCAACATTACTATCGTCCCATGAACCTCTGAACTGTGTATCGCAATCCATGGACAAGCCAGAATGGTCATGCAGCCAAAGAGGAAGCCATGCAATATACTTATCAAGAAGAATCTGACAATCGCGAATCGAAAACTCACCAGTAACGTATGTAACAATCTCGTTATACTTCAAACCAACATACATCGGGTTTACCGAAACCTTTTCATTAAAAAGAGTTCCAATACCGCAGATGGCATATCTTTTTTCGTCGCTATAATTTTCATCAACAACGACACATGTATCTTCCAGCTTCATATTAAAAAGCGCATCAAGAACTTCATCATCATAACAATATTTGTAAACCAGGTTATTCCAAAACTCTTCCGGTGTTTTTGCATCAACCTTATCGCCCAGATTGTATCGAGAATGGAAACAGGCCATTACAGAATCGTGGTCATCCCACCAACGAGGATTATTATCCGCTTCATTATCGCGCTGGATATGCAAGCAATACAGATTATCGCCGTAAGTCCACTTTATTATTTCGTTGTCATAACAATACAGAGCAGTCATGTTTATTCTCCTTGAAGTTTATTCATACCAGTAAGTTTCTTTATCGTCTTCATCGATGTCATCATGATTTGCAGCTGAATAATCTACGCCATCAATAGTGACATATTCTTCGTCGAGTTCATTCACGGCATCTGCAGTAGATTCCGACACCTCGATATCAAAAATCTCTTTTGTTTCCGTATTCACCTTGCATTTCGTAGTGACTTCAAAGCCACCGTCCCAAACAGAAGTAAACATGGCATCTTTAATATTTTCAGGGTATTTCGTATCAACCACTTCGCAAATTGCAAAATCCCAGTTTCCATCGCCAAGCTCAAAATGAGCGTCCGTCACATAGGCACTGTCATTGTTGATTTCAAAATCAACTTCTGTTTCTCCGCCAGATTGACTCACGATTTGCTCAACACGTTTTCTCATCTCTGCTTGAGCCTCATCAAGAGTTTCAAAACAATCAGGTTCGAAAATTTTCCGTTCGTTAACAGCGATCAAAATATAGTTTTTCATATCTAAAATCTCCCTTTTATAAACCAAAAATCGGCCATTTGTTTTCGTTTGTAAAATCATAAAAAGCTCTTGCTTCTGTTTCCTCAATTGAAAAAACACCAACAACATTGCTTCCATGAAGATCATGCTTCACAAAGTCATTAGCTTCTTTAATTGAAGGCTTCCGTACTCCCTTAATTAACATTCCATAATTATTATCGAAATCCAATTCGTAATATTTAATATTCATATCCATTCACCTCTTATGCGCTTACCTTTTCTTCAAATGCGTGCCAATCAGACCAAATCTTATCGACCTCTCCATTTTTGAAACCATTTTTATAATCGGTGAACTCAACATAATAATTGCTTGTCCACTCATTCAGAGCGTGTTCATAGATAGCCGCAACTCCACGCTTTGTTTCAACGACAAAACTATCGACCAAAACACCTTCAATATAAGCACCAGTGTATAGTGCTTTATTCTGGTGCATCCAACGGCTAAGAGCACCTGCATTAAGATAAAACCGAGTCATAATTCATTCTCCTCTTTCCATTCCGTCGCAACTTCCAGCAATTCTATCAATCATTTCCATATACTCTCCGAATGTTTTGCATTTCACTTCCACTCCAAAACAAGCTGCATATTGTTTCTAAAATACTTTTCTTTATATTCACACAGCTTCTTATACTCGTCACTTTCACGATGGGCTTTTAGTTTCTCGCAATGGTCGTGGCAACCAGGATAACGCTCCGGTGCCACACAGTAACGGCAAGGATCAGTCAATTTCTTCCACCTCCCCAGCTTCATAAAAAGCAGCAATGTAAGATTGAGCTATTCTTTTATCCTTCCATCTATACGGGGTAATAATAACCTTGCCACTCATCCATGTTTGTTCAACATGATACCAGCCATCAATATAAACAATCTTCATTCTTTTGTATTTCATATTGCAAGCTCCTTACTTATTAGATTTGCACTGATACTTGCGTTCAATCATCTCTGCATCAGCGCAAGTCATACCGTGCTGCCAACGCACATCAATAACGGACTCAACCCAGTTTCCGGTCTTGCGATTTTTTACGACACGAACTTCTTCAACATCTTTGTATATCTGTGTTCCACGCTTCGGAAGATAGGTCAAAACACTTTCTTCAGAATGTTCCAGATCGTAAGAACCAATGAAATCACAATCCCGACGAATCAAATCAAAAATTTTCTTGCGGTTCTGTTTAGACAGGTTTCTCATATTGCAAACTCCTTTTCTCTTGTAAACTTAATCACCAGCGCATTCACGTTTGCCGCTTCCATCGTTGACTGTTTTGCATCTTCGTGGTTGCCAGCTCTAAGGAACGAAACACTCTGATCCATCAGCTTACGCCGATAAGAAGAAAGAGCTGCGAGAACGATATTCTTTTCTTTGGATGTCATATTATCACCTCAATTTTGATAAGGAATATTCCCTTAGAAAGGATATTTATCAGGGTATCTATAACGACAAATCATTTCATAAGCAAATTCCTCACTGCAATTTTTATATACTTCAATAGCTTCTTCTTTAGTTGTTTTGTACAAACATGAATACGCTTTATAAAAATCTTCTGCTGTATACATTTTTATTTTCTCCTTTTATCATTTACTAGAAATAAAATCAATAAGTCCATCCATTCGCTTTAATGTCCCGTCCTTCCACATATCCATTGCAATTCTTTCGGCTACATTTGCATCCGACGCTTCGATTTCAACTTCGTAAACTTCTTTTGTTTCAAGGCTCACGGTATACTTCATTTTTATTTTCCTTTCGTTAATAAAATATTCCACGAATTGTATTTGACATAATGTCGGCAAAACAAATGCTGCCAATATAGCCTGCATTCATCAATTCATCTTTCTTCTTGTTAAAAATCCGACAGTATGTTACTAACCGACCGTAGTCATCAAAAACAAAAGATAAAATAATTTTTCGATTTTCAACATCATATTCAAAATCATTTAGGTTAACGTCTCTGGGGACAATATCTCCCCATTCGGGAGACTCATCGTTATATCCTTCCCACTTAGAAGGATTTGCTTTTGCAATGAAATCCTTTACTGCTTCTTCAATAGTCATGATGTTTTACTCCTTTATAAAAGCATGATTTTAAACCGTTTTGTAATTCGCACAGTTATTCAAAAACTGTAACACTTCATTTGGTGAAAGATACCCAGCAACATCATCCAAGGTGTCGTAGAGCTTATTTGTAACCCATTCGCCGCTTTCATTCCATGCGGCCACTTCTGCTGTATTAGAACTTGCTTCTTTTGAGAAAGAGAAGTCTTTGCTAAAATGATTATCGCAATAATTCCCAGCTCCCCACTGGACGCTTGCAGTAATACCATTTGCAAAAGTCATATTGAACCCTTTATTTAAGGTCGAATTAAACTTCTTCATGTCAAACACTCCTTTTAATATTTTTATGCTTTCGCATTCTGATAGCGGTTATGTCTGCCCTAGTACCGCTAATCACCTGCATCCACTACTTATACCACCCAGACTTGACTTCTTATGTAGTCCTCAATATCTGTTGGATATCCATTGCGCTGGATGTACTGACACAGAACACGCTGCACATCTTTGTTATCGCCATAATCTATAGCGATTGAAATATCTTCACCGTGAGTGCCTACACCCAGACTCTCATACTTTCTGACTTCAAGATAGAAGTCATGTGCGCTGTATCGCCTGCCGTTTTTACGGTCAAGAATAGAATCAATAATCACTCTTCGTCCTCCTATTTCGTTTCAATATGAACCAAATACCTCACGGTGCTTAATATGCTGTTGTATTGTCATTGGTTTATAAACATTTCGTGCATTAGGATTTGGACGATACCAATGAATGATTTTTCCATCATTCAAAAAATAGCAGGTAACAATACTACCATTACATAATGCTTTGATGGGCTTTACACCAGCCGGAAGCTCAGACAATTTCCAGAAATACTTTTCTTCTTTAAACTCATGGCTTAATGAAAATCTTGCAATTCCATTTTCCATTTCAATAAAATGAGTTTTGAACCCAACTACGTTTTCAAAGAAATGTAGCTGTTCAAGCGAATCAAACTCAGCAAGATACCACTGCCAGCTTTTATGTATTATAATTTTTGTGCGATGCCTTTCTGTAATATTCTTTGCAATAGTCATATAGTTCTTGTTCCAGTAAAAATCATTCTTCATCTTCAATCTCTCCCTCATCAACCATATTTTTGTAGAAGTCATTGTCCAGAATTTGCTCTCCACACCAATTCACAAACAGCCTTGCGACATCTTCACCAGACATTTTGCAAAGAGCACCCCACATCTTTTTCTGAATATCAGTCATTATTTTAACCCCTCCAAATAGATCTCTTAGTATCAAAAATGCCTTCTGCCGTATCGCCATCACTTTCAGTGTAGAAGTAAATCATATCTGCACCGTCAATTCTTTCAATATGGAAGTATTTTGCATTTTTGATGACTTCCTTTTCACGCCATCCAGCAGTATCCAAAAGCTTACTTTTGCTGATGAATGTAAATGTGGCGACAATCTTTTCATCACCTGCACCATTGATCGTTGTTACCACAGTAGGCACAGCTCCTGCCGGCGTTCTATCCCATTTAGCTTCACAAGAAGCATGAGGGCCAAAGAAATCATCATTAAAGAACGGAATTGCTGTGATATAGTTTGTGTAAAACGTAGGTGAAATCACTTCTTCCTTTGTTTCATCCGGTACAAGAATCATCTCCCCGAAATCATTTTTCTTATAACGAACCTCATTCATAAGAATTAGGCAGCTGTCGCTTGTGTAGTAAAAGCTCTCGTAATTATAGTCATTGCGTTTCATAACCAGTTCTCCTTATTCTCTGTTTTTACTTGCCATCTCAATTATCTTGTCGATATTGTTTTCGAGTAAAAATTCCATATCCTGCATATGAATCGCAAGAATTTCTTTCAGCTCTTTTTTTACAGCCTGTTCTGTAATTTTGGGACAGTTGCAATGCACTGTCAGTATCAAATCATCAAACGTAATACCATCCAGAAGATTGTCGCTCACAACCATATCGTCACCAAGTTTCCAATTCCGTTCCATTTTATAGCCTCTCTTTCGTATCCTGTGTTATATAGCTGAACGGTAAAAATAAAAGTCCTCTAACGGACTGCCTTTCTTAGCTACATAATACAGGATACCGATAATTTTGTCAAGCACTAAAATGTAGATTTTATTAACGCTACATTTTAGTACGTTGATACGTTTTATTTCTGCGAACATTTTGTGAACATACGGTCAAGCCATGCCAAACAGTTTTATTCCGGCAACACCCATGTCTGCCGGATACAGGTTTACAACACGATTGTCGTAAAACTCTGCAATCAAATTGCTGTTACAGATATCTGCGTAAGCATCATCCATGGACAGACCAGAAAAATCCACTGCGTTGTAGTCATCCACACCAGAGAATCCGTTCAACGCTTCCTGATAGAATGCCCTCGTCATTCTTGTTTTATTACCATCAGGAGTAACGACAAACAAATTCGTCAGGCCATTCTGACCAAAAACTGCAACATAGATACCGCCTGCGTTATCCTCGTAAACCTCAACAGTAGCACGCATTCATGCATTCTCCTTTCTTATCAATGACCCCAACGGCATACAACCACGCCGTTGATCCAGATGGAAATATTGGCACCCTGCCGATACCATTCGACAGCTTCACGATGAATGTTGGTGATAACACCGGTTTCATCGTTCATAAAATACTGACCTTTTTTCATCTTGTGTTCTCCTTTACACTCTCATGCACTCATCAAGATAAATTCGTTTACCGAAACACTTGACGTATGCTCTGCCAGACGGTGCATAGATGATTTTCAGATGGTGGTAACTATGATACTTCTCATCATCGCACAGCACACCAGACACACCGTAAATGTAATCATCAATGCCATACTGAACGTCACCATGAATCTGGAACCCACCGCACCGGCCATAACTGCTATCATAAGCGGTTACAGGATGGCTCTTGCAATACTCTCTTGCGGTCATATCAAGCTCTCCTTAAAACATATCTTTTATTCTGACGGCATTCCAAAGACTTCAATATAAGCTTTCTTGACTGCCGTTGTGATATGCGAATCATGTACGTTGTACTTATCGTACCACCCACAAATCGTACCAGAAGTGTACACATACCTGAGTAAATCCCATGCGATCCGGGTCAACAGGTCATTATACTTATGCTCTGCAATGACGCTCTTGACATATTTCTGCCAAGCGTCTGCGTTAGTCGTTTTCACATACTGAAAGCGATTAACAATATCAGGATAAACAGGACCAAGCTTCATCTTTGCCATATCCATTCTCCTTTACTCAAAGTTCTTACAAAGACCCAGACCGCCACATTCACGAGGTAAGCGCCTGAGTGCATCCCTATGAGGGCAATCTAGCCTTTCGCAATACTTGCAGTTTGCATTCTGCCGTTCCTGCTCTACAAAGAAATCCTTTGCACTTTTCATGTCACAAAAGTAATGACCCTGATCCCATGTGTAGGAATCCGGGTCAAAATGCCATGCAACAATGTAGGGCTGATAGTGATTCTTCTTGTAAAACAACGCCGTATAAGCATTGCCTACTTCAAGAATATCAATATCTTCTCTGTTCATCAGTTCAACCATCCCTTCCATTCTGCCACACCCACAGCAACAGCACCAATAACGAAAACCCACATCATGGGCGCAATACATCCGGCCTGATAAGCCGAATAGCCAAAGAGCATCAAGAGACTTTTCATTTCAATCTTCCTTTCTTATTCCATCCAGCTTTTCGCCGTACTGACATAATCAACACCAGCGTCTGCCAGGGCTTCCTGATAGATTTTCACAAGTTCTGTGTCACCAAACGTTATGGCAACATCAAGAGCTGATTCAATAGCAATAATTGCCATAATAAATCTCCTCTTTTATTGTGTGATGTGTTTTCATTTTGCATATTCTTCGTTTTATTTGTATAATTATGCAAAACAAGGCATAAAGAAAACGCCTTGCAATAAATTCACAAGACGTTGTTGCTGGAGTATGAAGTTCTTAGGAATTGTAGGTATAACCTTCAATCAGTTGCACAAGTACAGCTCTTTTCGTTGTTCCCTCTTGCTCAATTTTTGCGGAAAAATCCTCAAAAAGCTTTTTGGGAATTTTGATTGCAAGCTGACTATTCGTTTCCATTCGCTTTTGATATTCGGTTGCATAGTTACGATCTGCCATAGTTGCACCACCTTTTGATGCAATTATAGCAAACTTTTCACTCTTACGCAAGTTCTGACCACTTGAAACAGTTGCTGACATGATTCACCTTGCCTTTCTACCAGAAGGTACAGGGAAAACAGGCTCAAGAGGACGCATATCACCACGGATTTTTCCAGCACCGCTGCCGTCCATGTACTCTGCAATCTTGCCATAGACCTTCTGAGGCCGTCTGTTCATCTCGATAGTTTCCCCATAGATCAAGCTAGAGGCATTATTGTACTCTTCCGGAAAGGAATCGTTGCGAGTGCGGAAAGCCTTAGTGTGTTTTGCTGCCTTCTTGCTCTTACGATTTGCACTAGCAGACCCAGTGCCAGCAAAACGTGCTGCATAACGTCCAGCCTTCTTGCGTTCTGATTTCACTGCCATATCAAAATGCACAGTCTCAGGATTTACGCCAACAGGTTCACTTCTGATAAAGTTAACGACAGTCTGATTATAAGACTTCTCCCACGGAACCAGGCCCTTACCAGAACGCCAAACCATGCCGATCTGATTCACTCTGACGACTGCGATAAAACGCAATCCCTCTGCGGTCTGACCATAGTATGCATTAGACGGCACAGAATGACCGTCAAACTTAATCTGACGGTCTGCATAGTTCTTGCACAGGAACTTTTGCATAGTATTCCCTTCTTTCGATTGATAGTGACGGCATTACTGCCGTGTTGGTAGTGGTTACGTCTTCCCTAGTACCACTAATCGCCTAGCATTTATGTAGAGCTCTTGCGTGTTCACGATGGTTATATGGTCCACTTACAGGGTCTCTTCTGCGCTGAAGTCGTTGGTGAAGTCCTTGCTCTGAAGGTCTGCCAGCTTAGTCTGAGCAGATTCCAGGCTCTTCTTGACGTCTGCCAGATCCTTTTCCATGCCCTGAACAGCCTTCATCTTCTTTTCCAGAGTTTTTGCGTTGGTATCTTTCTTGCTCTTGAGGGAGTCCAACTCCTTCTTAGCACTAGACAGCACTTCTTCTGCATTCTCAACACTCTTAGTAAGGCGCACAACCTTAGAGGACAGCTTGCGGACACTTGCACGGCGGTCACGCTCTGCCATAGAAAGCATAGCAACACCGCTTGCGTTAGCACTAAACCATGCTTCGACCCACTTTACAAATTTGGTCTGAGATTCTGCTTCCGTGTCATAGCCGTGGCCTGCGGTGGTAGCAGTGAATGCACGCACCTTGCCCACGCTCTGCTCAATGAACTGCTCAACAGTGAAGGTTGCAAAGACGTCATTGACTTTGAAGCTGTCGCCCATGATAGCGGTGGTAAGGCTTGCCAGATCGTTGAAGTAGAAGGTTTTAATCTTCTGAACAGAGTCCGCGTCTGCGGCATAACGTGCCAGCAAATCAGCATCCAGATAAACCGCACGGACGGCCTTGCAATAGGTCTCGTACTGCTCTGCGGTGATACCCTTCAAGCAGTCTCTGCCCAGAGCCTTCTCAGAGGTGTTGACTTCCTTGCCACCCTTCTTGAACAGGGCAACGGCGGCACCGGTGGTGCGGTTCTTCTCTGCGGCTGCGGTAGCGTTGAAGTTGATAGCGGACAGAATGGTAGTAGTAGACATAGTATTTTCTCCTTTGTTGTGTTATAATGTGTGTACGGACTTCTTGCTATTATGAGCAAGCCAAGTGCTACAGACAAAAATCCAGGTTCTGCCTGTAGCCTATGGTTCGCCCACGATGGGCAAATATGTATGCTGTAAAGCATGGTTTACCCTCTGTCTGCCAAAACAGCCCTTCAACCATGCTTGCTATTATTTAATTGTCACGGAAAACCGTCTATTTCTGCTATTGTCTGCGACACGTCCAAACTTTTGAAGTCCAAACAAAAAGCGCCAAACTTTTGAAGTCCAGCGCCGTCAATTGCGTATCTTTGCAAAAATATTCTGTTTTCTCAACCATGCAAGGTTGCATTGTACCGCTCAAAAGTAACAAGCTGATGATTTACATTTGAAACGTTGCCTAAAACATAGGTTTTAGGATTCTTTCAAAACGGTTATATTGTTTTTATCCTTCCAGCGCATTCCGTCAATCTGAAATCAGTTCCGACCTGTTTTGCAAGGTGAACTACTTGAACAAGTACGGATTCCAACCGCCTTGCCCGCCGTGCCATTTGTTCAACCGTTCGACTGATTAAAGGGTTGATTTTGTGTGTACACGTTCAAACCGTCATACCCTTGTACCCGCCTATTAAGCGTGGTGTTTTGCATGAGCGCCGTTCTGTACTATTTGCTTTTGCACTTCCTTTCGTTCGAGGAACGACCGCTTACTATTTGACGATTTATCGGGGAACTTTCCCGCGCCGTCCGACCGCGCGTTGTTCGGGAACTTTCGTCTAGTCCGTTCCCGTGCCTATACTCTACCACGTCTAGTCCATGCCGTCAACCCGTCTAGTCCACTTGTAACCTTTTTGTAACCATTTTTCCAGCAATTACCAAAATAGCCTGATCTCTCGCGCGCGCGTACCTATTAGAGTCCCTGGTGTGCGCCTGGGCGTGTGTGTGCGCACGCGCACACGGGTACATTATAAAGGCAAATGGTAGAATTTGGCAGAATAGTTACAAGAAAGTAACAAGAATGAAATGGTTACAAAAGAGTTACAAAAAATATTCAATCGAACACAAAAACGCAACTAATTTGCATATTCAATTCCCGGCTGAAATAGTTAAAACTTTTTAGTTTTTGTTTTTACTTGTATCAGATAGCACAAACGCGCCAAAAACCATGCCTTGTCCTTGCCTGTTGAGTGCCGGAAAATGAGCATTTCCAGCACTCGCACCTATGGGGTATACTTTCCATTTTTTGGACGTTCCAGGCAGCAAGCCGAGATCCCAGTACATCTTTCTTATTCATAATTACCAATTATCAATTCTATTTTCTTTCGCTCTCTATATATTTTGCACAACAATTTCCACAAAAACACCAATCTATTCTATTCTCCCAAATCTCCTTATCTCTCCTATCTATCCCATCCCGACACTCCATCTCCAACCCCACTCTGGGGTATATTTCTCCCTGACAAAAACACTCCAAAATACACCCCTATACCCTCTCCTGCGCACACCCACCAATTCATCATTTTCCACCCAAAACTACCTAAAAATGGCTTAAAATCGCTATTTTTCAATCGGTAACTCATTCGGTAACTAGCTAGAATTTAACGTATTTGCGTTATATTTTGGCTAGTTTTTCTTTTTATTTGTACCTTTTTATCCCTATTTTTGTTCCTTTTTGAGCCAATAAAGCCTAAAAAAGCTAGGTTTCATGCGGATTTTTCCGATGAGTCCCCAAAATGTACCGAAAAAGACCATTCTTCGGAGCATAAAGTACCTATTTGTACCCATCTGTACTTCCCTATCACCATAAATGGACTGATTTGGCATCTAAGTAGCACTCTCAGAGACTCCAAAGACCTCTAACGAGCATGATCGTAGCCTCTGGCAGCTTACACAAAGTGTCTGAGCATCTGGATGCCATTCATGGAGAACAATATCTCTTATACAATCTAAGAAAGTCAATGTATGTTAGCGACTTGAGCTAAGTAGGCAGAGGGAACGTAGTGACCGTCAGCTCACTTAGCAATGGTCGCCGCTCATAGAGCGGGAGCGAGCTTGCGAGCCCTGTCTGGAAAGACTACAGTAGATGACACTCCAAGAAACATACCTTATTATAATAGAAGCTAGAAACATTCGTATCCTGTATTATGTAGCTATTGAATTTTTGGCAATCTCATGGTATAATGAGTATAGATAGCTATACAATACAGGATACCGCAAAGAAGTTAATAATGGAATGACTGTGGTGGATGTTTGCGATGGATATTTATAGTAGTCTTCCAGACAGGGCGTGGAGAGGGATCTCGCGTCTGCGGACGCTCGTAGGTTTACTCAAATTGAATCTATGTCGCTTACGCGCCATAGCTTCAAGTCGAGTAAACCATTAAGAGATATTTTGTGATAGTTGTACTTGGACTGACGACTATGTATCTTCAAACATATATATAATACAGACTCGTCAATCCAACTAAATTGAGTAGGAGGTTACATGGACAAGAAAAAATACGAGGTTACATCGGAGATAGCAGGCAAATTGAATGATGGTCAGATTTTTTCTAATTTTTTAGAACTATCTACTTATCTTAATGTGTTTGGCAAAAATGGAAAGCCACTAGATGGAACTAGCAAAAAACACTTCCTTGAAGAGTTAAATCGATTCGTTGAGTTTAAAAAGGAAGGAAAACGCTTTATTATTGTAAAGATTCGTCCAGACAATGAGGTACTTCCTCCTCTACCGACAAGAAATAAAGGAAAGTTCTCCTTGCGTTTGCAGAATCAGATTGCTTACCACCTACTTAGAGAATGTGACGGAAGTAGTTGGATGGAATTCTTTTGGACACCTGCCGCAATATTACGAGCATGTGGAATGACCAATAAGAATTTTTATCAATATTCAGAAGACCTACATGGTGAGGATACCTTTTGGGCTGAGATAGTTGGTACACCATTAGAAAATATTGCTCGTGAGCAAATGAATGAGTTTAGAGAGAATTTAGCAGCAGACGCTGAGACGTTTCAGCATTGTACGAAATCTACAATGGTTGGGTACATTGAGTCTGCACTTAAATCCATGGCAAAAAATAAGGAAATATTTTTTGAGGATTGTGCTGCCGTGTTTATAAACCACAACCCAGAAGAGTACCACATTCCTTCTGAAGATCAAAAAGCAATTTACATGAAGATGTATACGAATGTGCTTCATGAGTTTTACACGTCATCTGGGCGAGTGTGTCAGAGTGAGCAAGACGTATTTTTGACCGGACGACTTCATGAGTTCTATGAAGAGCTAGATAATAGATTCAAGGAAATTTTTACATACGACCTAGCACGACCAATGTATCATATTACAATTGAGCCGAACTCGTTGAAGCGATCTGCAGCACGGACGGAATATAAATTGCAACAGCAAAGTTTTCACGAGATGAATGATGCTATGTGTGAGAATATTCCAACGCTTTCTACCGTCAGAAGAGGTAGAGCGGTGTTGGAAGAAAATCCAGAATATTATAATGATGCTTCTCAACCACCGTTTCGCTTTGTGCATAGACAGTTAAGTGATGAGGTTCTTCAGCTCTTTATAGATGGAATGATTCGTGTTCCTGCGAATTCTGGAATTCCTCGTGCTGGATTTAAATGGTATGGCTCTTATAAAAGATAAGGAAGAAGGTTAAATGTAATGAATTTTGACAACCCCTATTGGATTGATTTAAAGGTAACTTACGAGTGTTACCGAGCAGCTGGCCGCTTGCCAGAGTTCCATAAGAAGTATATCTGTACAAAATGCCGGTATGAGATTCCGTGTTTCACCACTTGTGATGAGGTACGATGCAAGTGCCGAGAGTTTAAGCCTAAGACTGTGCGAAAGGCTGACAAGTATTTACATATCAATGATTTCATGAATGATGTTGCCGCATTTGAGATTAGCCGTGCAAAAGAATAAAAAATAATTTTTAAGGATGGTCTAATATGACTTTGTTTGATGCAACTTATAAATGTCGTCTTTGTGGAGAGTCGTTTGTCGATTCAAGTACAGGAAATGAAAATTTGGTAACTGATGCAATTTTTGAATTATGGACAAAAGATAAATACTTTCCAAAAGGTTGCAGCATTGGCGTTCATAGATGTGTAACGCATCATTGTCCTGATGGCAGTTGGGGAATGGCTGATTTCCAAGGATTCAAGAGAAAAGATTGTTAATAAAAGTTACACTTATGAAATCTTATTTATTTAAAATATACTCAGACAAGAGGGAGAGAACAATGAAAATTCAATTTGGCAAGTACATTATAAAGAACTGCGATGAGAGGAATCTCGTTATTATTGAGAAGCGACCTGCTGGTAAGAATCCAAAGACTGGTGAAATGGGCACCGGCGTAAAGGAAGTTACAGTCGGCTATTACCCGAACCTTGAATGGGCTTTACATAAGATTAAGGATTTGAATATTTCAGAAAGTGATGCTGATATAGTGGATATTTTGCTGGCAGAGCTTGAACAGATTGATAGGACGATTCGTTTGGTAGCTGAGGAGGCCAAATAATGGATAAGTTTATAAATGCAACACGATTGATTGGCATCCTCGATAGTGCCCTCGCTTGTCCTAGGGATAGAGGCAATGCAAAGTCTATTGGTAATATGGTAATGCAATGCACAAAGCTCATTCTTGAAAAAGAGATATCTGCTGGCGGTGAGTTCCGTCGAGTGGTTCATGCTCACTGGATTGAACATGAGGCGGATTTTGGAGAATCACTGTATTGTGAGTGTTCTAGCTGTCATGACTCTACTGGGATTGACTGTACACGGTTTTGTGGTGCCTGCGGTGCTATTATGAATGAACAAACAATTAAGGTCCAAGATTGTTGAGGTAAAAGCAATGTATTTAAGTGATGAAGAACTTTGTAAACGTGCGTATCGCTTATTAAACCTAGAACTCTCCAATATGATTGGTAAGGAATACTCTGCCGAAAACATTCAGATAGATAAAGATTACATGACATACTATCGAAAAAGTGTTCCAGTGTTTACCAAGGAAGGCTCTGCCACATATTCGTGTAAAATCTACAATAAGAAAACTGGTGAGTGGAGTTATGTCGAGGGAGAACTAGCAGAGCGGATATACAGAAAATGGATTAGTTGGATTGAGTGGTTAAAAAAATATTATTATATGTACGAACCGGAGGCTGAGTAATGCGTAATTACGAGGATGTTGATGCGGAAATCAAGCAGCTTGTGCGCGATATGAATAGCAACAGTCTGACACACAGCGAGTATGAATCTGCTGAAGATTATCTGGATGAGCTCTATCAGGAGCGTGAACGACTTTGGCTCAAGGCTATGGAAGATGGTGAGAGCTGCTATCTGTAAAAGCCTAATTTTATATTTTTTCCTTATAGCTATACAATACAGGATACGTTTTAGAGGAATGCGGAGGTGACTGCCGAATGGCAAAGCAGCAAACTTGCCAGAAGTTTGTTTTTAAGATCCATACGAAGCGTCTGGTTGAAGCAAAATGGGATTTGACCCTACCATTGGATGAAGCCAGACGAAACCACGAAATCATCTCGCTGGCTGATAGTACTGTTCTACGATGGATTGATGAGTTGAATGGTGTTACGGATGCAGAGGCTAAGGCACGGAGTATTAAGCGTAGAATTAAGATGTTACGGAATGAACCCTCTTGCTTAGAGAACCGCCGGGAAATTCGGAGATTATACACTGAGCTTGACACAGTTCAGTTCAAACCGGATTATATGTGTCTGGTGGTAGACAAGAAGAATGATTACCGCCGGGCATGTTCTCCTAAAGGGTTCAAAATCAATGGAATTACATATCGTCGCTTGGTTGGAACCACTGGTGGTGTAAAGAATAGTACGATTGTGTTTGTGAGCGACCGTCTTATTGATGATATCCGCAAACGAATCGATAATGGCCGTAACAAGGGAATGGAATTTGTGCCTGCAAAGTTAGAGGCTTATAGAGCCCTTGCTTGCTCTGCTTCTATTCCGGTCACTGACCCTGATGGTGTACTTGTTATAGATGATTGCTATACGCGCTTTAAAGACCATGTTGTTGTTCTGGACGATGGAGTGTCTGGAGAACCTACGATAGTTGAAGATAAGGAACATGATTGTGAGCTGTGTGCGAATGACGGTTTTGGACTCATCAGTTACGACCTTGCACAGCAGTGGAGTGAGGATCTGAAGCTCCCATCCACCGCGTCTGGCTTCTGCGTGCGGAATGCGTTCTGTAAAGGCATGTTATTTCCCTTCCCTTTCCGCGAGTTCGCTAAGAAGATAGCAAAACAGAATATGCTAAAAGACGCATGGGGAGATTATCGTGATATAAATAGGATTCAAGTAGTTCTTAGTACCTCTATGTTGAAGCTGTGGGATAGTTATCATAGTTGTGAGGACTATCTTGAAAACTGTAGAGAGAACCACTATCACTTCTCTGTAACCAAGACTTGTGAGTTGGAGCTTGATGAGGAGCGCAATCTGAATTATCAGTTTATCCAAAGCTATCAGCTTACGAATGATGAGATTCGTGAGCTTGTAAAGCCGACTTTGGACGAAATCAAGGGCGTCATGGGCGGTGATTGGCGTGATGCGTTGCTGTATTTGCGTGGCAGTGGAATGCGTGATGACCCGAATTACATAAACAGTCTGGAAAACGACTATATTAAGGCTCTTATGATTGAGCCAGAAATGATTAACGACCCTTATGTGCAGAATCGGATTCGATACTTTATTAAAAAGCGAATCTCTCAGGCAAAAACTGGTGTTGTAAAGGTACGAGGGAATTTTCAAGTTGCGAGTGGCGATCCATATGCGCTTTGCCAGTCTATGTTTCGGATGGAGGTAACCGGACTATTGAAGGCCGGTGAGGTTTACAGTCGTTTTTGGAATGATAGAGACGTCAAGAGGGTTGCTTGTTTTAGAGCTCCTATGAGTCAGATGGCAAATATTCGGTGCATGAATTTGAATGTATCTGATGATTGCCAATACTGGTATCGCTATATGAAGTCCGTGTTTATCACCAATGCGTGGGATAATATGTGTGCAGCGCTTAACGGTGAAGATTTCGATGCCGACCTTACATTTTCTACCGACAATAGAGTCCTCATTGATAAATGGGTAAATGAGCCGGTCGTTCTTTGTGTTCAGCGTAAATGCGAGAAAAAAGTTCCGACCGAAAAGGATTTTATTGAATCTAATATCAGCGGATTTGGAGATAATATTGGACGTACAACAAACCGAATTACAACGATGTTTGATGTGCGAAGTAAATTTGAGCAAGGTAGTAAAGAGTACGATGAACTTACGTATCGCATTATCTGCGGACAGCTTTATCAACAGAACGCGATCGACAAAATAAAAGGCGTAGCTACGACAGATATGCCGCAATACTGGTATGACAATAAAGCTTGCGCCGTTAAAGATGATGATAATCCTGATACTATCGAGGATAAGAAGTTCTGGAGTAGTATTTGCGCATGGCGTAAGCCATACTTCATGAGCTACATCTACCCTGCTCAGATGCGTGATTACAAGCAGTATGTGGCCGCAGCTCGCAAGCGCATCAAGTGGGATGGGTTTGCCGGCCTGGATGAGATTATGCAAAAGACCGTCAAGGACGATGTGGATGAAATGGTTATCCAGTATTACCTCTATCGGATGCCGGTCGGAATCAATTCTTGTACCATGAATCGTTTATGCTGGACTGTCGAGGATGAATTAGAGGACTTTGAAGAAGAACTCAAGATAAAGCGTAAGTTTGATTATGACTCACTCAAGTCTGGCGTTGAGTACACCAATTCTCAATACTATGGTATCCGCTCTATTTTTAAGGATTACTTGAGGTTTGCTCGTGGCAACGCAATCCATTCTGGCAACGGAAACAATAATAAAGAAACCAGCGCAGACCGCAAGGAGCGAATTGCGCTATATCAGGAAAGTATGTTCCGTAATCTTCACGATAAATGTTCCAATGACGATGTGCTTTGCGATATTATGCTTGATCTTTGTAAGAAGAATGCATCCAGTATTGCAATCGTCTGGGAACTGTTTCATGATACTTTGATTAAACGCTTATTGGAACGCCATGACGGTATGGTGCATTCTCTTGTGCAGGACGAGAATGGCGATATTGAATATGATGGCAAGCGTTTCAAGGATGTGTTGATTAACATGAATAGCAAGGAGGATGCGGATGATTGTATTGAATGAAGTTCTTTACGCTGAAGAGTGGCTAGAAAAGGATGTACCTTGGAAAAGGGCGGGGCATGTTTTGCATTATGTTGCGAAGTACTATTTTTACAAAGGGTACTCAAAGGATGATGTAAGAGAAAAGCTCAACGAGTATATGTTGCGTCATTTTGAAGGGTACAACAAGGTTCTGGATAGAGAACTGATTGATAAAGCAATCGCTTCTGCTAAAGGCCGTCCTATGGTGGAACTTGATGGTGTGTGCATTACAAAAGCAGAGGTAGAGAAGATTCAAGCACTTGAGGGCAAGCAGATGCAACGCTTGATGTTTACGATGCTGTGTCTGGCAAAATATCATATTGCAGTTAATGAAAAATGCAACTACTGGATTACGGAAGATACGGCTGATATTTTCAGGATGGCAAACGTATCCGCGAATGAAAAAAAACAGAACGAGATGATTTGTGAGTTACATAATCTTGGCTTTATTGGGTTTGCCAGCTTGAAAAAGATTGACAACTTGAACATCCATGTTTTGATTGCGGAGCCGGATTCTCCTCATGAGATTTTCGTGGACGATTTTGAGAATGCTGGTATTCTGTGGAGCCAGTATTGTGGGAAAGAGTACATCAAGTGTGATTGTTGCGGAAAGATGGTTGCTCGCACCGGACGCAGACAAAAATACTGTCGTAAGTGCGCTAAAAACGTAAATATTGAGAAAACCGTGCAAAATAGAAAAATGTTTGATTTATGAAATGCGAAAAAGCGCAATATTTTAACGTAGATACGTTATAATTTTACATATATAGAGTAAAACACAGTGCGGAAAGTTATGGTAGGGAGAGAGCGAGGATGCTTGTTTTCTTCCTACCTATTTTATTTTGAAAGGGTGTTTTACCTAATGATTGAAATCACTAAGTCCGAAGCGAAGGCTGTGCGAAAGGTCTTCCCTCATGCTTGTATTGCAAAGACCCGTCACAAGCGGTATCTGGAAGAGTCCGCTCGATATCTTGAGCTGCTTCCTTTTAATATTGCTGCTGTCGAGATGCTAAAGCAGATGCAGCGTAACGCACGTTACTAATCTTTGAAAGAACGAGGTATAGTAATTTGGATTTTGAGATTCAGCTGCCCGAAGAGATCACTGAACTGATGAACAAGGGTGGTCTCCCCTCTCCTGAGATGATGAATTTCTATGTTGATGAGAAAGAGCGTATCTTTTTTATCGACTTTGAGATTGACCAGTCTCTGATTGAAATTGAACGTAAAATTCTGCAATACAATCGTATCGATAAGAATACCCCTGTTGAGCAGCGCAAGCCCATTAAACTGTTTATTTACAGCTATGGTGGTGAGTTGGACGCTATGTTCAGTTTCATTGATGTTGTTGCATTGAGCAAGACTCCTGTTTGGACGATTAACGCAGGTATTGCAATGAGCGCTGCTCTTGTGATGTTGCTGTCTGGTCAGAAGCGCTTTGCTCTGCCTCATTCTACTGCGCTGATTCACAGTGGCTCTGGAGGTACGCAGGGTACTTTTGAGCAGTCTAAGATGGCTATGGACTACTACGAGAAGCAGGTTGTGAAGATGCGTGAGTATATTATGGCTCATTCTGCCATTGACAAGAAGACTATGACAAAGAATAAGGCCAAGGATTGGTATCTGGATGCTAATGAGCAGGTCAATTTTGGTATCGTCGATAAGATTTGCGATGATGTGGATGAGTTCAATTAAGGGAGAGTTGTAATATATGGCTTCTGATAAGACTGAAATGCGTAAGAAGAAGGATATCCCTCAGAGTCTGGATGAGTATTCTACCTTTTATGGTATGACGCTTGATCCAGAACAGAAAATTTTTAGGGACGCTATCTGGGACCCTAATATTGATGTCGTCTTTGCGAATGCCCGTGCCGGAACCGGTAAGACTACAATTGCTGTTGGTGTTGCTGACCTGCTTGTTAAGTATGGTCGTTACAATGGCATTGTGTATATTGTATCTCCTACTCAGGAAGAGAAACAGGGTTACCTTCCAGGAACTCAGGAACAAAAGAGTGCTCCGTACATGGAGCCACTTTTCGAGGCTCTTGAAACCATTGGCGTTAATCCAAATACGGCGGTAATTGCTGATGAAAATCCTGAAAGTCAGAAGTATGGTGCGTACATCCAGTGTGCAGCACATACTTATATGCGAGGTGTCAACTTTGAAAACAAGGTTATTATCCTCGACGAAATACAAAATTTTACTCTAGCCGATGCGAAGAAAGTCATTACGCGAGTAAAAGACTCGTGCCTCCTCATTGCGATCGGACATTCTGGTCAATGTGACTTGTATAAGCACCCGGAACGATCAGCACTGATTCCGTACATGGAGCATTTCAGGGGGCATGACCGTACCGCAATTTGTGAGTTGAATACAAATCATCGTGGTTGGATTAGCACTTGGGCTGATGCTCTTGAATGCTAAAATACTTCAATTTTGAAATAAAATATAAGGGAGAATAAAATTATGGTTGCTAAGAAGAGTGTTGTTTTTAAGAACGCTATTATTGATACTGCCGAGGGCACTATCACTGAGATCACCAAGGACGGTGAGAACGTCTTCAATCTGAAGGAAGCTTTGGCAAAGTGGGATGGTATTGAGGGTGTCACCATCAATATTTCCACTTCTGATGAGCTGCTGGGCGACCCGGCTTGATGCCAATGGGTTGCTATAGTAAACGGCCAGAAGAAACGAGCGATGATTTCTTTGTAAGAATCGGGAATGCTGTTCTGGCTAGAGAGTTGACTTGGGATGGCGCGTCCAAGGTGCTCAATGATGAGTTGGGCAAGAATTTTGGTGAGTGCGCATATCGCAAGCGTTTTAAGGCATTCCGTGCGGGTATGCAGTATCAGGAGTCCTTATCTAATAGAGATGTGGGAACCTGCATTCTGTCTATTTCCGACCTACATATTCCATTCCAGAAGCCCATTGACACTTTTAGTGAGTACGCTGGTAAGATTGATATCCTTCAGGTAAACGGGGATCTTGTAGACTGCAGCTCCATTTCTCGCTTCCTAAAAGTATATCGTAAAAGTCCAATGGAGGAAATCCTGATTGCTCGTCAGTATATGATTGACCTGATTGAAATGCTTCAGCCCAAGAAGGTTGTTATCAATTATGGCAATCATGACTTGCGTTTTCAGAATTACCTTGCTAAGAATCTGGACACCGATCTACTTGAACTGATGCCGAAGACATCTTTGGAGCTTATTTTTGTTGATGGTTTCAACCATTATAACAAGGAGCTTCATACAAAGGTCCATTATGACCCTTTGATTGAGGTGTTCAATGGCACTGGTATCGAGATTGTTTACAACGATACTTATTTCAGTCAGATTGGTGATACCGTCTTTGTGCATCCGCTGACTTATTCATCTGGGTTACTGAAGACTGCTGAGAAGGCATTCAGATACTTCCGTGATAACGGATTTAAGGATGTCAATGCAGTGGTTCTCGCTCATACTCACAAGTGCGGTCATTATGATATTGGTGATGGCGCTGTCGTTTACGAGCAGGGTTGTTGCTGTGAGTCTTCTAAAATGCAGTATGCCGAAGGCAAGTTAACTACTTCCCAGCGAGAGGGTTTTATTATTGTCTGTCAGGACAAGGATGGAAAGTTGATTGAGAGTAAAACGCATATTGTGCGTTTGAATTAAAAGCGGTGACGCCCTACCAATAAGTGGGTAATTAAAAAAGAAGTACGACCGCAAGGTCTGCTTTGGGACATCATTTGTTGTCTCCTTTTCTATGGGCTGGGGCGATTGCTCCAGCTTATTGTGCCAGTGTAGTTCAGTTGGTAGAACGCGGGTTTTGTAATCCCGATGCCTTTATGGATTTCGCATGTTCAAGTCATGTCACTGGCTCCATGCCACTTTAATTCAGTAGATAGAATAATGTGTTCGTCCCACATATGTCGTAGGTTTGATTCCTACAGGTGGCTCCAAGCTGTGCGGTCAATAGTTGCTACCGCCTAGACCAACTCAATCTACGGATGGTTGGATGCAAAGTAGTTCTATGGAACGAAATGATAAGCTATTCGTGTTTCGCTACGTTAATGCGAAGCTTTAAAAGACTAAAACAAGCGTTTTATGGAGTGAATGTCTGTACCTCACTCACTAACTGGTACTCTGCCGGGTACTGCGCCCGCACCGGGGAGATAAGGTGAACGTTTGTTTCCAGAATGATTTGCGATATGTGCAGTACCGTAGGTTTCATTCCATCGTGTCGAAGATGTAAAATGCGGCATATTGTCGTGGTTTCGACTATAAACAAGCCCAAGCGTTTTATCAACACGAGAACAATTCAACTTAGCTCGGATGGTTTGATGAATGCTTGTTTTATTATGTGGTTCTATAGCTCAGTTGGTCAGAGCATCTGACTGTTAATCAGATTGTCGCCAGTTCGACTCTGGCTAGGGCCTCCAAAGACTGTATTGCTATTCCCTGTTCCTTATTATATAAGGTAGTAATGCATGAAAACAGGGTTTATATGCTGTGATGTCAGAGCCTGGTTTAATGAGATAGTCTTGAAAACTATTTAGGGTAATACCTACGTGGGTTCGAATCCCACTCACAGTGCCATCCATGTTAGTTTAGCGGGAAAACTCCAGTGGAAACAGAATAATCGTAAACGTTAAAAACGATACCACGGGTGTCGATGATTCGAATTCATCACATGGAACCAGCCTTCTCCCGGAGGCTTATATAATACCGGTTTCCTACCACCGGCTAAAAGGTAGGTTTTATTGTGAGCTTGTAATGCGAAGAGGTTGAACGTAGCGGATGGTAGCAGACATCTGCACGAAGCGAGATTGCTTATTCGTGGATACAGCGCAGGTTCGAATCCTGTCAAGCTCGAAGAAAATGGCTATATGAGCGCGACATATAGCAAGTCCGAAGTCTGGGTTTTAGAATCATGATGTACACATGACTTTCTATTTCTTGAGACACTTAGGCACCATATGACGCAGCGTTGCCCAGTCAGGTCTACGGCACCGGCCTCATAAGCCGTGTATTCGTTGGTTCAAATCCAACCGCTGCACCCACCTGTATGCTGATATATTTATGCGCCCGTAGCTTAATTGGTAAAGCAGTGGTCTCTAAAACCATTTGTTCTCTGTCCGAATCGGAGTGGGCGTGCCAGCATTCTCCCCTTTCGCAAGCCTGAGTTGTGGCTTTACTACTCCCTCCATAACTCAGGTTTTTGATTGATTATTATGCCACTTCGGTAGCAGGGCGCGATACGTCGTTGACGTAGCAAACCTATATAGATGATGAAGACTCCGCCGCGCTTCTCATGGAAGCGTACAATGGCGGAGCCGCCTGAGCCCACTAAGCCTCTCAACGATGCGTATCATGGTGGGTCTTTTGTGAATGAAACACCCTTGGCCTCTGCTACGCAAGCACATTAGAGGGTGTCTTTTGTTTGCCGTGGAATGTGCGCACGTTCTACGGCTTTTATTTTTGATTTTGATTGGAGGTGTATTGATGCCGAGAAAGAAAAAGGTATTAGATTCCGTCGAGGCATCTATACCTACCAAGGAAAAATGGGAATGTACTCGTTGTGAGCACTCATACGAAGCTCCCACTGGACATTTTTATAAAAATAGTTTTTCTCAATTATTTAAAAATCGAGGTGGGTTCTCTACTCTTTGTAAGGAATGTGTTAATGAATTATTCGATGAGTACACGAAACGATATGAGAGTGAACGTACAGCATGTATGATTCTCTGTCATATGTTGGATTTTCCATTCTATAACAGTCTTTATGATTCTATTGTGCAGAACTCCGGCTCTTGCAAACCAGGAATGTACGCCAGGGCTCTCTCGTGTCGGCAGTATCAATTCCAGACATTTGCAACCGTTCTTACAAATGGTGAATTGAATAAGAATGCTCTGGATGTTCGAGATGAAAAAGAACAAAAATGGTCAAAGGCTGAAATTCAAGCTCGTGATGATGTTATTTCGGTTGTCGGATACGACCCGTTTGAAGGACACTCTGAAAACGACCGACGTTATTTGTTTAGTGACCTTATCAAATATTTTGAAGATGGTATTGAGGACGATCCTTATAAGCTATCTCAGATTATTCAGGTTGTCATCAACAACGGCCAGATTCGTAAGATTGATTTCAGACTTGCCCAGCTTGACCCGATGAATTCAGCAGACACTATCAAGAGCCTGAATGATATCAAGGTTAAGCTAGTTTCTAATAACGACAAGATTGCAAAGGAAAATGAGATTTCTGTCAAGAACCGTTCCAATAAGGATGCCGGACGCAATACTCTCACCTTCTTAATGAAGGATATGCGAGAGAAAAATATTGCAGGCGCAGAAGCAAACTTCTACGACCAGTTACGGTCTCCGGGCACTCAATGGGCGGCAGATATGAGTGTTAAGGCAATTAAGGAAAATGCTTTCTTTGACGAAAATGACATGCAGGAAATTTTCGATACGCAAAGAGAACTGATTGATAAGTTCCAGAAAGAAAGTGATGACGCTAAGGAAAAATACAGGCTGTCTCTTATCGAGAATCAGCGGCTCAAGGAGCTGTTGGAAGATGCCGGTATTGACGCAAGCGTAAAAGATACGGATGGTGATGCCGTATGAGAATGAAGCAAAGAGCGCCTATTATCACAGCCGTAAAACGTAAGATTTATGAGTGTGATGCGGCAACGATTGCGTTCTATCGGCGTAATCCTGTTATTGCGGCCAGAGATTTATTGGGTATCCAACTATTTGACGCTCAGGCATATATGCTGGAACAAAGCTGGAATGCAAGTCATGTTCTTTGGGCGTGTAGTCGAAATTTTGGTAAGTCTTTTGTAGGTTCTGTTTTTATTCTACTGAAGGCTATGTTGTATGAAAACCAAGCTATTTACATCGTAAGTAGCGTTGGTGATCAGAGTAAGGAAACTTTTAATAAAATCGAAGAAATTGTCACTCGTGTTGGTAAAACAGCTGCGTCTATCCGTAGTCTGCAAGATATTGCAGAAAAAGAAACAAAAAAGTCTGCAACCAATAAGAGTGGCTTTAGTCATAATCCCGCCGGGTATGTTGTTGAGTTTTATAATGGTAGTTCCATTAACACGCTAAACTCCAACCCGGATTCCAATAGAAGTAAATTTTTTAATTACGTATTATTGTTCTAAATAAATCATTGATGAACGGGACAATAATCAAAGAGGTATTTTATGAAAAGATGGACAAAAGAAGAAGAGCTATATTTAAGAGACAACTATTATATTTTGTCTCCGCAAGAAATAGCAAATCATCTTGAACGCACAAGAAAAAGTGTTATATTTAAAGCTCACGAAATGGGCATAAGTAAAGACGAGAGATGGTCAGAAGAAGAAATTCAAAAATTAAAAGAAAACTATTCAACACATTCTTTTAAAGAACTTATGGAGATTCTTCCTGGACGAAATCGAAATGCGATACAGCTCAAGGCAAGTAAGCTTGGAATCACGGAAAGAAAAAATGTGTTTGATTTTAGATTTTTTGAAAATATTGACACCGAAGAAAAAGCTTATTGGCTTGGATTTTTCTATGCAGATGGTTTCGTTTTAGATAGTTCAAATTCTCATTCAAGGAATTATGAAGCTGGAATAAAACTTTATAAAGGAGATTACAAGCATTTAAAGAAGTTCAATAAATCCATTAACGGAAATCTTCAAGTAACGTTTGAAACCAGAACCTGTTCTTTTAATGGAAAGCCACAAGAATCGTGTAATATCCGATGTTACTCAAAAGAAATGGTTCATGATTTAGAGTCGCATGGATGTGTACAAAATAAAACATTCATTATCGAAGTCCCTGATATTGATGCTAATTTAATGCATCATTTTATCAGGGGCTTTTTTGATGGAGATGGTTGTATTTGTACGGATAGTGCTATTCGGAAAACCGTCGCAATCAATTTTTGTTCGGCAAGCCTAAAAATGCTTGAGCAAATGAGAACAATTCTATATAAAGAAGGAATTTCTTCATATATCACGGACGAAAAAGGTAGAAATACATACAGGCTATACATTCGTGGTATGCAGAATGCAGATAAAATGTGGAACTATATGTTTAGCGACGCAACTATTTATCTTGACAGAAAAGTAGAAAAGAAAAAACGCCTATACGAAGAATATGATTTAGCACAACGTTTGCTTCGCCGGTCAGAAATGGCCGGTTAATTTAAAAAGTGAGGAAGAAATCTGGAAGGCTGAGAAGCTAATCAGAGTGGAAGGCTATGCTTAAAAACATAGTCACACGCAGAGCATAGAGAGTGAACCTGTATCAGAATATAATCTCTCCACGAGTCCTCGCCCCTTAACAGGTAAAACTGAAGGTGAAAAGATATGCCGACCTTACGAAAATAATAATCGTAAGAAGTTTGGGATAAAAAGCCCAAACGATAACATATGAGACGTGCTACACTTGTGTTTTTTGACGAGGCTGCGTTTTGCTCTGACGAACTGATTGTTGTCTGTGAAGCTTTTGCCACTCAGAATACTGACTTCGTGACTGATACGGATGATTCTTATAATCCTGAAACTCAGCCTCGCAAGGTTCCTACTCAGCTTGTGTATGCTTCGAGTCAGGATACAATGGATAAACTATTCTATCGTTATTACAAAAACTTTGCAAAACGTATGATCGCCGGTGACCGTGATTATTTTGTTTGCGACATGATTTGCGATGTTGCAATTCAGGTCTATATGAATGGTAAACCATACAAGGCTTTGTTGACAAGAGACAAAGTGGAAGCCGCTCTAAAGTCAAATAAAATGAAGGCGTTGCGTGAATATTATAATCGCCCAAGCCGTGATGGTGGCGTAAACCAGATTATCAAATGGGGCACAGTTCGTCGCAATGAGCGAAAGTATATCCCACAGCTTTATTGGGATAAGAACTATCAGTATATTCTTGCGTTTGATCCTGCCCGCACAATGGATAATTCTATTGTTGGTGTTATGCGTATTTATAACGATCCAGAAAATGGCATGTGTGGAGATATTATCAACTGCGTGAACATGGTTGATATTGCAAATGAGAAAAAATTCAAGCTCGATTCTAATCGTCAGCTTGAGCAGTTACATGAGTTGATTCTACATTACAATGGTCAAAATCCTGATTACGAGTACATTGATAGATTGATGATTGACCAAGGCGCTGGCGGCGGTGGTACTTCCACATATGCGGACGGTTTGCTTAATAATTGGACCGATAAAATAGGTGCGGAACATCGTGGTTTTATCGACGCAAATCATGAATTATATGAAGGATATGATGCCCGTTACCCAGATGCTGTTGATAAGCTACGTCTAATTAGTCCTCGTAAATTCCGTACTGCCATGGTTGAGGAATTTATTGAGTTGATGAATCTTGGCGTCATTCACTTCCCTCTTGAATATAACGGCGGAGATTACGTTCAGGTAGTAGACGGCGTGGATAAATCAACTGGTCAAGAAATTTTGAAGACGCATGAACTTACTTTAGAAGAACAAACTGCGTGGGTTAACATCGACTTGATGAAGAACGAGATTACAAGTATTCAGAAAACGACAAACTCTGAAAACACGACTGTAACGTATGCTTTAGCGCCCGATGTTGCCAACAAAATCCACGATGATAGGTTCTATGTTGCGATCTTGCTTGCTCATCGTCTATATGAATTACGTCGTAAGGATAAAGTGCGCCAGTCTGCGGTGGAGGTAATGACTGCACCGCCAATTTGTATTTCTAATATTGACTTCTAAGCAGAGGAGGTGAAAATGTGGCAAGAAAGAAAAAGGAAGATTTTGATGTCGTGACTGCTTCACAGACAGATGATGGTACTGTTGTTATAACCTCTTTGAGTGAACTTTCAGAAGAGAGGATGAACAACGTCATTCGAAATGCAGTTGCGTCATATGATCCAGAAAATAAGCAATATAGTACATACCTGAAAATTTCAGCCTCCTCTGAGACACTGACGGTTGACCGAATTGATGAGCTCGCGCGAGGGTTACAGTCGAGCCTGACGAATGTGCAGACGGTCAATGGAATCATCCGTAATTACATCAATAAAGATGACCTAATTGGCATTACTTATGATGCGATTGAGGCGAATGTTAATACGGAGTTCAAATGCAGTTTCGCACAGTTCCCTGAACAGCGTAATAAAACTAAACAGGTAAACTATGCCCGTGAAGTGATTGATGATTTCAATACACAAATCAATGTGCGAAGCCTGTTGCGTACTGCCATTCCGATGACTTACGCCGAGGGCACTTACATTACATATCTGCGCCAGAAAGATGAGAATTATATTGTAGACTACTACCCTCTTGGTATTGCTGAAATCAGTGATTATTTGTCAAATGGACAGCCTGTTGTGCTTATCAATATGTCTAAATTGAAGTCCGCTTTGAGCAAATCCATGCTGAAGGACAAGAAGAATAAGGCACTATTCTTTGAAAATCAGGAGACTGAGATTCAAAACAACTATCCAGATGAGGTGTATCAAGCGTTTAAGAATGGTGACACCTATGCAAAATTGGATGTTGACCATTGTGGTGTGATTCGTATTGGCAATATGGGGCAGAAATATGGTGTCTCTCCCCTATTCCGCGCCTTACGTCCTGCATTGATGCTTGAGACTTTTGATACTTCAGACCGTGTAAATGCTAAGGCAAAGGCAAAGAAAATCATCTGGCAACAGCTTGATCCTGCATTGATGGGCCCAAATAACGATAAAAAGGGCTTCTCTGAACAGGTGACGGCACACGACAATTTGCTACGTGCATGGAAGCAAAATACCGTGCTTGTGACGACCGCTCCCTATGTTAAGGATATCAAGTATGTTGAACCAAAAGTTGAGATGACAAATATCGAGACTGTCAAACAGTATCGCAATCGAGAAATGGCTGCTTTGGGTATTAGTTTCTTGAATACTGATGGTCAACAGACTGTTTCAACTGCAAAGGTGTCTCTTGACCAGCTGATGAAAAATATCGGTAAGATTGCAGAACAGATTGAAGATGTATTAAAGCGATGGTATCGTATTCGCCTTGAAGATGCAGGTGTAGACCCGATGTACTGCCCTGATGTGAAGGTCTCTACTACTGAAATGATGGGTATGGAGATGAAGAAGGCGATTGCTCAGTTCCTGTTTACCACTTTGAACTGTTCTTACAAGACTGCTTACGAGTACATGGGACTTCATGCTGAGGACGAACTACGCAAGCGTCAGGCTGAAACTGAGGAAGGTTATGACGATGTGTTTGTGGCTCGCCAGACCTCTTATACATCGACTGGGAATCCAGGCGGTGGTGACAGTGATAAAAAGACAGGCCGTCCAAAGGGCGAGGAAACTGAAAAACAGATTTATGACCAGCAAAGAAATGAAGATAGTAAGTGAGGTGATGAACGATGAGTAAGGAGTATTTCTATAGTAGAAACATCTGTTGCTCTGAGATTACGGAGCATCCAGACCACTATCTTGCCAAGTTTGTCATCTGTGACTTCTCAGTGAATGGGAATCAGGTTGCTTTGAACCGTGAAACCATTGAAAGTTGGATGAGTACACTGGTTGGCAACCCGCTTGTTGGTAAGTTGGTCGTAGCTCCAAAGGGTGAACTGGATTTTTCTGGTCACAATATGAAAGTCGTCACCAGAAAAGACGCTGACGGCAATGAATACAAGACTGCCGAATTTGACACTGATGCGTTCGGTAGCTTTCAATCGGTCGGTATCGAGAAAATTGACGATACCGACTTTATTGTTGCCTCTTGTAAGATCTGGAAGCGATATCCAAAAGCTTGTGCGACGATTCTGCGCCGTATTGAGAGTGGCACATTAAATACCAGTTGGGAAATTGATGTGCTAAAAGCTCATAAGGGAATCGTGGGTGGCCGCATGGCAAAAATTATTGACGATGGCGTGTTTACTGCACATTGTCTGCTTGGTGCAAATGTTGAACCGGCATATAAGTGCTCTAAACTGCTTGAAGTCGCTGAAACCGATTTTGGTCTTGAATTGGCAAATGCCTATATCGAGGACACAAAAGAGATTTCAAATATAGAATCTAATGAAAAGGAGGCAAAAAATTTGGAACTGAATAAGGACAAGGAGACTCAGGCCGCACAGGTTGAGAATCAAACCGAGACTGAGCAGGCAGAACAGACCACTACTGAGTCTACCACCGAGCCCACCACTCCGGCAGAGCCTGATGTTCAGACTTCTGAGGAAGGCGGTGAAACCCCTCCCCCGACTGAGCCTGAAACCAGCACCGAGCCTGCTGGTGAGCCAGAGCCGGAGTCTACCACTGAGACTTCCAGTTTGACCGGTCGTGACCTGTATATGAAGCTTGAAGATGCAGTGTCAAAGATTAGCTCTGATTACTACATGACCGATATGTTCCCTGAAGATCACACTATCTGGTGCAAGAAGTGGGGCTACATGAACGAGTTGGATTACATTATGTTCCCTTATACTGTTGAGGGTGATGAAGTTTCTCTGGGTGAGCCGCAGAATATTACTCTGACTGTTTCTGTTTCTCAGATCAACACCAAGATTGATGAGCTGAACAAGACTGTCGCAAGCCTGAATACAGAGTTGCAGTCTGCTAAGGATGAGATTGCGGAGCTGACTCCGTACAAGGAACAGGCGGAGAAGGCAGCTGCAGAAAAGGCGGAGGCCGAGCTTGCACAGAAAAAGGAAAATCTGCGCCAGTATGCTATTTCCAGCAAGATGATTACTGAGGCTGAACTGACCGGTGAGGGCGAATTTGCAAGTATGATTGAGAATCTGGATGAGGCTGGCATCAATGGTGTGATTGCTTCTCGCTGTGTTGAAGCCGCTAAGAATGCAAAGCCTGCTGAAAAGAATATTGAGACTTCTGAGGTACATAAGCCTGAGAGTATCAAGCTGAATTTGAATGAAACCAAGTATAACACCACTAACGCTAACAAGCGTGACGCATGGCGGGAATATTTGGGTAAGTAATAACATTTGAGAGAAAGGAAAAATATTATGATTCGTGAACTGATGGTGAACGGCGCGAAGAATATTCCCGCTAACTATGCCGCAAAGGTCGCTATGGTCACCGGTATGGGTGTTCAGGTTGACCACAAGGCTGGTCAGGTTAAGTTCCCTGATGCAGCTACCGCTGAGGGCATCGAGATGGTTGCCCATGAGTTTATTCCCGAGGGCATCTATGCAAGCCAGACTAATTTTGATGACTATGATGAGATGGTTACCAAGATTGAGGCGGGTGTGCTGGTGAAGCGCGTTCCTCTGTATGCTGGCGAACTGTATGGCACTGACCAGTACAAGACTGCTGATGCACAGGACACTAATATCGGCAAGCTGCTGGAGGTTAATACCGACGGTAAGTGGCAGGTTGCTACTACTGGTACTTCTCGTTTTGAGTTTGCTGGTGTGATGGATGACAATGGCCATAAGCTGATTATGATCAGTGTGCTGCCCGAGGCAAAGACTGTTGCTTGATTGAGAGAAAAAATCTTGAATATGATACGTGAAATTTAAGGCTATCGTCTTTGGCGGTAGCTCTTTTATTTTGCGCGAAGAGAAAGGAAATGAATTATGGCACTGAATATTGAAGTGGCCGAGCTGATGAAGCAGCCTGGTCGTGTTTATGAAGTTGCTGAGAAGACTCAGTACAATCGCGCTATGGATGCCGAGGATAAGGAGATTGCTGAGGTTGTTGGCGCTCATGTTGAGGAGCTGATTGACAAGGGTGACCCCAACAAGGAGATTGCTCAGTTTGTTAACCGCACCGTGACTGATGAGCTGTATGGCGCACCTGATGAGCTGCTGGACTCCATGTTTGAGCGTGGTAATGTTGGTGAGTTTGATGATTACGAGGCAGGTCGTACTGTTAAGAACACTCTGAAGGCTTATGATGCAGCTAAGGGCGGCAACGTGCCGAAGTCTTACCTGCACTACGAGACCATTAAGCCCGTCTGGCGTAATAAGCAGATCGAGGCTGATCTTAGCTTTGTGGATGTAAGACGCAATGCTTGGAAGAGTGTGGCAACTCTGACTACCTTTATGACTGAGGCTCTGAAGAACCAGATGTTCTATGACATCTTCAGCATGGTTGATGACGCTATCACTGGTGGCGAGCAGAAGATTGATGCACAGGGCAAGGAGCCCACTATGCAGGATATGGACGCTCTGGCTCTGTATCTGAATGAGTATGCCGATGGTGGTAATCCATTCACTGTCAGCCTGATGAAGTATTGTGCTAAGATGCGTCGTATGACCGGTTATGCTGAGTATCTGTCTGATGCAGCTAAGGACGAGTTCAACCGTTATGGTCTGGTGAAGACTTATGACGGCGTGGCTATCACGGGTATTAGCTCTGCTAAGAAGCTGGGTGATGGTTCTCTGCTGATCCCGGATAAGCGTATCTATGGCATCGCAGGCAAGATTGGTCGTCTTGACATGAAGGGTGAGACTCATACTTACGAGGATCATGACAACAACAACGAAAAGATCCATTTGATGGTCAAGGACTTTACCTTCGGCCATAGCATTGATCATATCGAGCGCGTTGCTAAGATTGTTCTGCAGTAATTTTTACCAAAGGCAAATCTGGGCGGAGACCGCAAAGTCTCCGCTTTTATAGAAAAGGAGACAAATTATGAGTTCCGTGATGGAAAAGAAGTTTATTGACGTTCTGAACTGCGACGATAACGTGGTTACCATTTCGTCACTGAACGGTAAGGGTTATACTTTCGAGCCCGGTAGTGTGGAAGAGCCTTGTGTAATTCCTATTCCGCCGGAGGAGATCATGTATATGAACAGCACTTGTTCTGCGTTCAAGAATGGTGTTCTGCGTTTTCGCCCTGAAGAGCAGAATGAAATCTTTAAGGCTATTGGCATTAAGGGCGATGATGTTTTATTCATTGAAGATATCGATGATGCGATTCTGAATCCCACTGTCGAGAATCTTCAGCGAATGATTGACATTAAGGATGGTGCTCAGTTTGAGCGTATTCGTGGTCGCTTTTATCGCATGACGAATGCCGGTGAAGACCTATCCACTAAGGTCAAGCGCCTGATTGATGAGCGTTATAAGGAGCTTCGTGCTGGCAAGCGTAACAGTGAGCTGTCTGTTGTGCCTGCGGCCAAGTCTGCCCCTGCTGATGTTCAGGCAGAGCTTGAGGTCGCAAAGAACCAGTTTGCTGAAATGCAGAAGCAGATGCAGGCAGCACTGGCACAGATGCAGGCTATGATGGCTGGTGTACAGCCTGTGGCACAGGACACTCCCGTTAAAAAGACTACTAAGCGTAGCCGCAAGAAGGCTGATGGAGAAAAGGCGGAGGTCGTTCCCGCCGAGTAAGATTGGAGGGATAGTGTGACCGCATTTTCAGAAATATACGACAAGTTCTACGAGTTGGTCGAAACCGATAGTAATTTCTTTCAGTATTTCGACTTAACCGAGAATGAAGTGCGAGATCTTGTACATGACCGTGCAAAAAGTTATTTGATGGAGTCACTTTCTGTGATTACCAGAAACATTGAACCGGAAGAGGATTTTAGTTTCGATGATTACGATTCAGAACTAGAAGAGTTTAATTCAGATCTCACATTCGATGAGATTGATATGTTAGCGCATTTGATGTTGGAGCAACATTTTAAGCGTGAGTTTGGGAAGTTGAAAGCATTTAGCGCACAGGACCTTCCTACAAGTTTACAGGTATTCTCCCCTGCTAACGAGCGCACGAGCATTCGTGCTCTTGTGAAAGACATCCATGAGGAGAATATGACGATGTTGGACAACTATATGGCAAAAGACCGCTCGACCCGCAAGCGTAAGACCATCGACTATGATACATACGCTTCCTACTCTGAGTAAGGAGGTGTACCGATGGACTTTTATACGAGGGTGCGAGCTGTTGGCGGTGCCGCAAAGATGTCTAATAAAAAGGATGTCAAAATTGCTTTTGCGAAACGTGACTTCGCTGCACACTTCAAGGATAGTGTTGACTATGAGGATAACACTCTTGTGAATGGTTTGCCTCAGAAGCTGGTAGTTAGCCGTAGTAACAGCGTAGCCAAGGAGAAGAAGATTTGGGCTTACCCCGGTGATTCTTTGAATCTTGGTGATATTGTTGACTGCTACAACTGTAAATGGCTGGTAACTGAGATAGAACCAAATGATGAGATTTTTCTTCGTGGGAAAATGGAGCTGTGTAACCGCCAGATTCAATGGCAAAATCCGATTACTGGTGAGATAGTATCTCGTTGGGCAACACTGAGTAAGCCTTATTACGCAAATAATAAGGAACTTGTTGTGACTTCACTGAGTCAACGTGAGTATAAAGTGCAGATGCCTTTTGATGATGAGACTGCACTGATTGACCTTGATAAGCGCTTTATGCTGGAAATCATCAATGGAGAGCCGAAAACATATGTTACGACTTCTGTTGACCAGAGTACAGAGCGTTATGAGTTGCATGGTAAGACACAGGGATTCCTTGTGCTGAATATCCGGCAGGATCAGTATAACAGTAAGACGGACAATGCCGAGAAGATGATTTGTGATTATTTTGAGCCAAATAAGAGTGATGAGCCAGATGCGGATTCTCAGGTAACGGCCACTATTAAGTACGCAGGCAAGCCGGAAGTTCGTGTTGGTGGTTCTTGGAAGAAATTCACTCCGGTATTCACAAGTATTACGGGCGAAGAGGTTGCGGAAGTTGCAAAGTGGAGCTTTATTTGCCTTGATGAGTTTAAGAGTTTTGTTGAAACACAGGTTGCTACGGATGGTGTTTTCAAAATTCGTATTTTGAATAATAGCATCATGGATGGCGTAACTGTTAGAATTTCTCTGACAAATGCAGATGGTACGGCAAATACATCCATTGAATGTAAGGTGGTGAGCTTGCTGTGACAACGAGTGAATTGATTACGGACTACAAAAACAAATTAGCTTTAAAGTTGGTCAATACGGATGGGCTTGTTGAAGCGATGGGTAATGATGATATTGAAGAGCCAGATGAGGCAATTTATACATATATCTTCCCATACTTCCATATTCCCGACACGATTGAGGCAGCACACAGCTATATTTGTTTTAAGGTAAACATGACTGACCGCAGTAATGTTAATGACTGGTACGAGAACTTTACGCTTACTGTGTGGGTTATTGTGAATCAGGCGTTGATGAAGATGAAAGGTCATGGTGGAGCAACACGAGTTGACTATCTGAGCGGTCTAGTGGAGAAAGAATTACACGGCAGTACAATTTTTGGAATTAAGCAACTTAAAATCACATCCAATATCGAGGACAACATGGATTTACACCATCGTGTGCGAATTATGACGTTTAAGACGCAGGATCTGGATGACCTTGTGGGGTGTGGTTAATGGAGCTTAGAGAAATGTACGAGCCGAGCTTGATGCGTGGAAGAGACTTTAAAATCAACGACAAAATTACGATTCACATGCCGTCTGTCGGTGATATTATCGATTATGGTGAGCAAAAGTATTTTCAGTTGGTTTATTTGTTCTGCTCTACATCAAGCGACTATAAAGCACAACTTGACTCTGTTGGGGTTGATTGGCAAAAAATTTCGGACTTTGAAATGTTTCGGCAGCTCTTTATAGGCAACAAAAATCAAGATATGTCTATTTTGTTTGGCGATATGGATATTTCCGGGTTTGTAATGGCAAAAGATAACATAAGTGGTGAAATTGTGTTACACAACAGACTTACGGATACCCGTATTGACCATGTAGTGTATGAAACAATTTCTCAGTACCTATGTGCTGCGAATGGAATTGAAAAGCATTCCGAATTTGCCGCTGACGAACCGACAAGGATTGCAATGATAGAGGAAGCCAGAGATAATTTGGAGTATCAGAAAATAAAGCGTTATGAGCCACGACTTGCGGAGCTTGTTCTCTCAATGGCGTGCTCCTCCGGCTTTAAAGCGGATTACTTCAAGGCTATGGACTACCCTATGAGTGTGTTTATGAATCATGTAAGAAAGATTCAGCAAATAAAGAACTACGACAATACGATGCATGGCGTTTATGCTGGCACCGTGGAGTTTGGAAAGATTTCAAAATCACAACTGGATTGGACGAGCAAGGTTGACTGATTTACCTTGCTCTTTTTATTTTATCCAAATAAATTGAAAGGAAGAAAATTATGAGCGATTTTAATTTTAATGAGGTCGTTATTGACCGCGTTCATCGCATTCACGAGTATGACCTGAACGGCAAGCGCCTGTGGACCATGAATCAGGTTAAGGATTTCAAGCTGACTCTGGGTGGCGAGACCGTTTATGCTCAGGATGCACAGGGCGTTAACATCATGGCATTCGACAAGAGCAAGACTGCCGAGGCGGATTGGTCTAATGCTCTGATGCATCTGGGTGCTCTGGCAGAGCAGATGGGCTCCAAGAAGGAGGTTGCTTCTTCTACAGCAAAACAGGTCTTTACCACTGTTGAGTATCTGACTTCTGCCGACGGCCAGAAGCTGACTCTGACTCATACCCCCAAGGCTGCTGTTGCAAATGCCCCCTTTAAGTACATTGATCTGGTCGATGGTCAGGGTAATGCACTAAAGACCTTTGAGCTGGGTGAGACCGCCGAATCTCAGTTCTCTGTTTCTGGCACTGAGGTTACTCTGCCCACTGGTGCAAACCTGAAGGCTGGCGACCGCTTTGTTGTGAAGTATCAGTACGAGAGCGAGGAGGGCATTGCTATCAATGATAGCGCCAATAAGTTCTCTACCGAGGGCGAGTTCGTGATTGAGGCATTCTGCTACAATCCTTGCGACAAGGCAAATAAGAAGCTGATGCGTATCATCTTCCCGAATGCCAAGATGGACAATGCTATCGATATGACTTTCACTAATGAGCTGGCTCATCCGGTCAAGATTAGCGCTACTCAGGAATACTGCTCTGAAGACAAGCGCCTGTTCCGTATTGAGACTGCTGCTGCCTAATGGCAAATCTGAATTGGTGCCGTACTTGCGGAAAAGAATATCCGGTATGCCCGCATTGCGAGCAGGATGCGCGTCTTAACCCTTGGCGAATGATTTGTGACACTGAGCCACACTTTCTTGTGTGGACTGCTGTAAACCAGTATCGCCAGGGAATTATTTCAAAAGAGACTGCAAAGGCAGACTTGACTACTCTTTTGACACGCAAGTACAAGAATATTACGGAGTCCGAGGTGGAAAATTTCATCCCGGCTGTTCGTGACATTTTCCATGAAATCATAGATGAGCCTGCAAAGGCAGAGAATGAGTCATCTGGTGATGTAAAAGATGAAACGCCCGTGAAGCCGGTAGTTAAGAAAACATCAAATCGTAAGGGGCGGGCATAACCGCCCCTTTATTTTTCGTGGTGATTTTATGGAGAAAAAGAACAGAACGAAGTTTAATGTCAGTAAGAATCCAGCAGATAGAACATATGATGGCGTAGTTTATGATAGTAAGGCAGAAATGTTGTTTTATCGAGATATTGTATTGCCAAGGCTGGCAAGCGGCGAAATTGTAGAGTGTCGTAAGCAGGTCCCATTTCTTCTGCAAGAATCGTTCCGCCGGGTCGATAAGGACGGCAAGGACGTAGCGGTGCGGAAGATTGACTATGTGGCGGACTATGAAATTACATATCGAGATGGCAGCAAACAAGTGATTGATACGAAGGGATTCGCTGATAGTGTTGCTTTGATGAAGCGCAAGATGTTCTGGTTCAAGTATCCTGATGTAGATTACCGCTGGATCACATACTCCAAAATCGATGGAGGCTGGGTCGATTATGACGACCTAAAAAAAGCTCGGAAAGAGCGAAAGAAATTAAAGCAAGCACAGACGAAAGGGAGATAAAATGAAGGTTTTAAATTTTCAGGAGCGAAATGAGTTTCTTGATGAGGTAGTCAAGACATGTACTATCGATGGTGATTATCAGCCTGCACTGCTCGATGTTGTGTTCCGGTTGACTATCCTGAAGTATTTTGCAGATTATGACTATCGTAGCGAGCCGCAGAGTGAGTGGCCTCGTATTGCTTACGAGTCTTTCAATTTCAAGATTAACAAGGCCGGTTGTGATACTTCTGCGTTCTGGGATCAGTATGATTCTCTGGAGAAGGCCGTTCATGAGCAGATTGATCGTTCTCATAAGGAATGGCTTGTTCTTGGTCTCTGTGGCAAGCTCAACGAGATTATTGAGAAGCCTGACCCTATTTCTGATTTCGTTGACTTTATGGAGAACTATTTGAATGATGTGAAGGGCAACTTGAATGACTTTGACGTCGAGAAGTTTTCTGAAGTGACTTCTGCCCTGCTGGACAATAAGCAGGAGATCTCTGCTGTGCTGGCAAAAGATAAAAAGGAATAAACACTTTTAGAGGTGGGTTGGAGGGAATTTTAATATGGCTACAAGAAGTAAACCGCTGAAGTTATGGGATGCTGAGAAGTTCAAAAACGTAAACCCAGTGTCTTTGAAATACTGGGATAGATATGAGACTGATATGGGCATCCGTGACCTCAGCCCGTCTACTGTTTACAATTATGAATCGGATTTCAAGCAGTGGATGATTTATGTTTTGGATAATCAGGGCAACGCTCCTGTGACGGAACTTGAAGAAGAGGATATTGAGGAATTTCTGTTCTACTGTAAGAAGCATGGAAATAACTCTGCTCGTATGAAGCGGCGCATGAGTACAATTTCTGCGCTATATCGGTATCTTCGTAAGAAAAAAATCATCAAAGAGAATCCGATGGAGTTCATTGACCGACCGACAAAGGACGTGGCTGTTGTGAAGCAGACGTACCTTACGCCGGATGAGGTTAAGTTGATGCGAGAGAAGCTGAACGCCCTGGTTGAATCTGCGACCACAGTTCACATGAAGGATAATGCGATGACACTGCGTCTGTACGCACTGTTCTCGCTATCCACGATGGCTCGTGTCAATGCTGTGCGGAATACACTCTGGAAATCTATCGATTATGAAAATCGCATGGTGCATGACGTTCTGGAAAAGGAAGGTAAAATCGTTGATCTGATGTTCAGCAAGGAGGTTTTTGAGCTTTTGAAAGAGCTGAAGGAATACCGCACTGAGCATGATATTGAGGATGGCGGCTATGTGTTTGTTGGTACGAAAACCAATGGTGCATGGATGCCGATTACTTCAAGCACCGCTGGTGATTGGTGTAAGAAAATTGGTGAGATGATTGATGAGCCCACGCTGCACCCGCATGACTTCCGGCATAGTGGTGCTACCCTGCTGAAGAACGCGGGCATGAGTCTGGAAGATGTCTCTTCCCTGCTCAACCATGCTGGCACGGATGTGACCAACAAGTATTACATCAAAAAGGATACCACAAAGATTCAGTCTGCAAAGGATCGATTTGAGATTTGAGGTGGAGTGAATGGGAAGTCTTGCTTCTTCGTATACAAACTTTGATGATTTACTGGCCGGTGTGGTTAGCAGCGTTCAAGATATCCTTGAGGGTGTTGCGCCGGAAATTGAAACGAGACTACAAGCGAGCATTGTAGAAAACGTACACTCGAAGAGTGGACGATCTGACGGAATCGAAGGCAAAAAAAATATCGTAAGTAGCGTTACTACTGACGATAATGTTGTAACCATGACGGTAAAGAATATTGCAAGACCGCAAGCATCATGGTGCAAAACGCCATTCCGAGAAGGAGATAATGCAGCCTTAGAAGGAACAATGTTTGCTAATTGGATTGAGCATGGCTTATGGATGGATATTGCAGAGTGGAATCGAATGGGGCGACCGAAGGAAAATAAACCAAAGCGTCCTGCGCGTCCATTTATTTCAAAAGTCCAAGTTGAAGCAGCTATGCTCGTAAGAACCGCATTACGTGAATTGTAATCACACAATTTATTTGGAAAATTTGAATGAGAGGAGGCTGGCTTGAAGAAGCTGGCCGCTTCTCTTTTTTATTTTGAAAGGAATTGTTGAAAATGGAAAAGAGAGGTGACCAACAGTATGGATGAAAAAGAAAATACTGGCACAGAGTCTTCTGCCGTAACAGCCATTAAGGTCAAGGTTGTTATTGACACAAATAAAAAAGAATTAGACCAGCAATTTAATTCTGTTAAGGAGCATTATAAAGAAAAACCAGTAAAAATTGCTTTTGGAGTAAATCAAAACGACACTATCCGTAATATAAATGATGCGCTTGATAAGGTAGTCAAGAGTGGAAAACTAAAAACTCCAAAGGTCACACTTGATGTTAAGATCGACCAGAGCAAAGTAACCGCACAGCTTAAAAAAGCTATGCAATCTGCGGCAAAGCAGACAGTTAAGGTTGATACCGGAAAGTCTGGTTCCACAAAAACACAGGATACTTCAAAAAGTGATATTTCTCGCCTTTTCAGCCTTGCAAATCGTCAAGCAAAGCTAAAAGCGGATGAAGCATCGTTAATTGCTAATGGAAACAAATCATCTGAGTTGAAAGCGGTACAGACTAGATTGAGCGCAATCAACGATGAGATGGATAAACTCAAGACTAAAACAAAAGAAGTAATTACGGAATCTCAGAAGTTAAAGCTTGAGGATATCGAAAAAACCGGAAAATTCAATGCTGACAGAAATACTGCAAAAGGTGCTGATTCGGTTGCAAAAGAACTAAAAAAACAAAATCAAGAAATTGCAGATGATTTAAAAAAGGCTCTCACATCTCAAGAATCCGAGTATGAAAAGTATCAAAAAAAGATTCAGTCTCTTGAAAACTATTCCAAGAATAACTCCAACTATAAAAATGATAATATCAAAAAATATTTATATGGAGAAGATGGCACTGGAAAAACATCTGGAAAGTTAAAAGAATTGCGAGATCAGCTTGCTTCTATTGAGAACACTACACCAGGGAAAGCAATTCAAGACTTTGATAAAAAATGCAAGATTCTTGATACAACTATTGATTCTACAAGTCAACATTTAAAAGAACTTGGATTTGATTTTAGAGATTTGAATCAAGCCAATGTTGACATGACGAAGTTTAAGAGTGTTTATGAACGTGCAACGAAGTTAGAAGACTCTATTGCAAATAAAAGTAAATATTCTTGGCTAATTGATAGTTTAAACGGAATAAAAGCTTCTGCTGCTGGCTGTGAAGGCGATGTTACTGATCTTAGTGCAAGACTATCAAACCTTGAGGTTGAGGCCAGCAGATGTGGGGCCACTACAGAAACTCTTGGTCAAAAACTGTCTCGTCTGTTTAAGGAGCACTTCCAGACTGCTATCGCTATGGCTGGCGTGGCTATGGTTAAACAGGGTCTACGAGAAGTTTATAATAACGTCGTAGATATAGATACATCTATGACTAACTTGAAAAAAGTCACGAATGAGACTGAATCGGCATACTCAAGCTTTTTGTCGTCTGCTTCAAGTCAAGCGCGTGAGCTTGGTGCTTCTATCTCTGATGTTATTGACAGTACAGCAGAATGGTCTCGTCTAGGCTATACACTGGACGAATCACAAAAGCTTGCAAAGTGGTCCACTGTCCTAAGTAACATTGGTGATGGAATTGATAGTGCATCTGACGCAGCTTCTTATCTAGTCTCTATTCTAAAGGGATTTAGAATGGAAGCTGACGAAGTAGAACACGTCGTCAATGTTCTTAACTCAGTGGGCAACAACGAACCCATTTCCGAAAGTGGTATTGCGGAGGCACTCGTCAGATCGGCAAGCGCATTATCGGCAGCCGGGAACTCGTTTGAAGAGTCCGTTTCGTTGATTAGTGCGGCCAACTCTGTACTTCAGGACCCGGATACCGTAGGCACAACTTTAAAAACAATTTCAATGTATCTGCGAGCCAGTAAGACTGACGCAGAGGCATTTGGCGTTTCAGTTGATGATATGGCAAGTTCTGTTTCTGAACTGCGAAGTGAATTGAAATCTTTAACTGGCGTAGACATTATGAAGGATGCCGCCGGTACAGAATTTAAGAGTACATATCAGATCCTGAAAGAGATTTCTGCCGTATGGGATAAACTTACTGATGTTAGTAAAGCTAACGTCACAGAGATGCTTGGCGGCAAAAGGAACTCGAATGCGGTACTTTCCGTGATCGAGCAATTCTCCATTGCTGAAAAATCAATGGAAGATGCCGCTAACAGCTCTAATTCAGCAATGACTGAACAAGAGCGCATGATGGATTCAATTGAGGGTCGCTTAAAGCAGCTTAACGCCAGCTTTGAGAAATTCTCAAACGACGTTATGAGCAGTGACCTCATCAAATTCTTTGTTACTCTTGCAACAAAGATTGTTGATGCAGCAGACGGAATGGTCAACCTTGCAGGTTCTATTCCGGCCATTACAGCTGCCATCTCTGGCGTGTTGTCCGTAATGCAGATAAGCGGAAAGCTCAAGAATGGTGCGGGTAAAGTTAATATGCCCTCTTATGTTTGTTGCGTTTGATAACATAGGATGCGGCACCATGTAAAAATAAAATAGCCCCTAGAGTGCTGGGAAACCCTAAGAGCCATATCGCCTATTATTATATTTATATAAGGTAGGAATCGAAAGATAGAAACAAGGATATGGATGCTATATGCTGAGATAAAAGCTCGGTTTTATCGTATTGTAAAAATATGGTAATAATTGAGTGCTAAGTAGCGTTTACAATGGGCGGTCAGCAGCCGATCCACTTCCCTATTATATAATGTAGGAAAGCGGAAGGTTCATCGACTAAAAAGGGTCAGTGAGCAACCACTGGAAGGATAGTCAGTTCTGGACGAAAGTTCAGAAGTCCACCTCAGACGTAACCAGACGACTTAAAGAAGTAGGTGGAATGAGGAGACACGCTGTTCTCTGGCGTGGAATAAGTAAGAGAACTAAAAATTCAATGAACTTTGAACAATTTTGAACAAAATTGAAAAAGTACACTGTTGTTCGTTGACAGTGTACTTCAAAATGTGTATAATAAAAGCAACCAAGAGTTCAATAGACGGAACCCTCGGTAGATAATCAAACATGGAATCAAGACTTGGACAATCTTAATCCCAATCATGAAGAGCTGCCTAGTGGCTATAGGCGGCTCTTTTACTTATTGCCATGACTATCGTTATAGCAACGGACAGTGTAAACAGCACCGATGACTGCGGCGATAACGCCAACAGTTTGTATCAGTGAGTTGTAAATGAATCCAAAATCCATTACACATCCTCCTTCCGACAAGATTGCCGAAAGGCAGTTAGAGAAATACACGCTCCTTTTCGCCTTCCGGCTACTGGGAGGGTGACCGCCTATTCTTTACGTCTATGATTGGCAAGTTCAACGTGAACTCTTGGTTGCCCCATTATTATACCCCCGCCTGTCATATCCTGTCAATATCACTATAATGTAATTTATAATACATAAAAAGAGGTTGCTTTCATGAGATTTTCTGGCTATAATAAAAGTACAATCGCGTATCCAAAATATACGGAGGTATTTTATTATGGCTAGACCCAAAGGAAGCAAGAACAAAACAAAGGTTCTTAACGGCGTTGATTACGCAGCACAGATCGCTGAGAAAAATGCCGCAGCAGAATCCATTGCTAAAGAAATCGCATCTCTCGGCTCGAATATTGCCGCACTGAATACTGAAAGAAAAGCAAAAAAAGCAGAGCTGAAAAAACTCAATAAAGAGATTGCAAAACTCGAAAAGAAAAAGGCTGATGCCGATGAAAAGATTGCGGCAGAGTTGAATCGCAAAAAGGCAGAAGTCATTGTTGCCAACGCACTGGCCAATGGCATGACTGCTGAAGATATCGCTGAACTTTTGAAGTAAGGTATCATCATAAAACGAAGCCCGACTTCCCTACTACTGGGAGGCCGGGCTTTTGCTATTTAGTCTTCGAATTTGATAACGCCGCACTGTTTAAGTATGGCTATTATAATTTTAATTGTAGCGCCCATACTTAAACAAATCATATTGGCTATCTGCTCAGTTTGAGATTTTTCCTCGAGTCCTCGCATTTTTTGCATTAAAAGATCAATACCGTTGTTCGTTTCAGTCTCTAAGATTTCATTAAATTCTTTATGCGTCATAACTGGCGACCTCCTTTCAGTTGGAATTTTAGCATAGTACATAGTGATTGCTCATCTATTATAGGATATATCGTAATATCTTGTCAATCTCTGTTTTGGATTATTGTGGAACCCTGTGTAGCAAAGTTTAGTTGACACTATCTCTGAACCGTGATACACTCTTGTAAAAGGAGTGTTAAATCATGGAAAACAATAAGAAGCATGTGCCGGATTATGAAATTTCGAGTCGCGATATGCAATTCTCGTATGTTGATGGTAAAGGTAAGGATTTCAATGTCGATTCGGATGTAGAATTTTTCCAAAGTCTCCGAACCGTAAAACCAAAAGAAGGAGGTCAAAGTGAAAATAACGGAACTGATAAGTGACTTTAACTCACTATTTTCTTATTTTGTTCCAGGAGCAATTTGCGTCTGGGTTTATACTCGTCTTTCGATGAAAAAAATCGAGTATGCGGCATACGTTATTATTAGTATTTCGCTTGGATATCTTTTCAAGAATTTTGTGGATGGTTACGCGCCACAATGTTTAATTACAGTAGTTCCGTCAGCCCTACTTTATGTTGCCATTGGTTTTATTTGCGGTATCTTATTTTATTTAATAAAGAATAGTTTTCCGGCAAGAAAATTCTTTGCCCATTTTCTAAGTGTTGAAACTGCCGACAATATTTGGACTAAATTCTTTGATACGAAACGTGGCACAAAGATTCTAGTTTTCACAAAAGATGGGAAGGTAATCTACGGAAAACTTTCAAGTGCTGACGATGATTACATTGTGGTGATTCATCATTGTACGGCAAATAGTGCCGATGATATCCCAACTGCACTTAAAGAGCATCGTGTAGATGGGACTGTCCTTTGTATCAAGATGAGTGAAGTTGAGCGATTTGAACTCATGTACATGGATAACAATTCCCCGTATCAAAAGTTCAATATTGGCGGATTAGTTGAGATGCCAAAACACTAAGTTAAATAACATACAACTCCCCTGTTGGACGGATGCCATCCGACAGGGGTTTTATTTATGCCTGTTGAGTTAGTTATAGCTTACCATTCGTACCCACAATTCTTGCACTTGAATTGTTTACCGGGCTTTCTGCTTGCCCAGCCCCATATTGCTACATCAATCAACTTTGTATTTTATAATCGAGGTGAAGTATATGAAAATTGAAATTGACGTAAAAGAACTCGCCACCCTTCTTGACTATCTCAAAGGGCAGCGAGAACCTATTGGTAACATTCAAGTATTAGCTGAGGAAGTTGTTAAGGGACTGCCTCAAAAAATCACTTCACAACTCAATCTTCGTACTTGAGTACACCAATTTTTTCGAGAGTAGCAACAAGAGATGCGGTGGCGTCTGTGACTGCCATATTGTACGCAGCGGCGACCATTTGCTCAACTGTCATCTTCTTGTCTTCTCTTGCCGACAGAGCGTTGGCAAAATTATTCCGATTCTTCTCGATCTCGTCTTGAAGAATCTTATTAAACTCTTCTCTAGTCATTGTAACCTCCTCCTTTCTTATAGTCTTTATTTAAGTCTACCATAAAAAGACAAAGAAGCAAATGAACAGGAGTTCACATTTGACGGAGAATGTTAGAATTCATATCCACACGCTTTGCATTTAAACTGCTTATGTGCTTTTCTCGACCATATGCCCCAAACAGCTATATCCACAGTCTTGTCAAAGCCGGAGATTTTCTCTAAGTCAGGGCAATGACACACTGGGCAAGTGGGCTTGTACTGAGCGAGACGAGCTTCCTCTTCAAGTTGAGCACGGGCTTGCTTGTTTTCCTTTTCTGCGGAGTCAAGATTAACACCCCACATTTTTTTTAGGAGGGTTGTGTCTAGGATTTCTATTTAACCAATCTTCTCTTTCTTTGTTGGTCATTTTATTCCATGTACTGATTGATATCAGTTGACTTGAGCAAAACGGGCAAAAGCCATA